AGAAAATTTCAGAAGGTGGTACGGGTTTATTGCGAACATCTGAAACCCGTGTAAATATATCTAATGCTTTAAAAGGCAAGACAAAGGGAATTCCAAAGGCTCCATTTTCAGAAGAGCATAAGGAAAATATAAGAGTGGCTCGTATAGGTAAAAAGCATTCAGAAGAAGCTAAAGCCAATATGAGACTTGCTAAACTTAGGAAAAAGAATGTCGTTATCGTTTAAACAGTTCATTAGTGAAGCACCTGACCTTCAATTCAAAGTCCAACAGCGCGATGATGTCAACCCTAAGTGGGAAGACTTAGCTGATGAACTCTATTCCAAATCTGAAGCACAAGAGTTCTTGGACACATCGGACAATGATGATCCAAAAGTTGAAGAGCGTGCAATTTCTACGGACGGAAAAGTAAAGCTTTATCCTAAGACAAAGAACAAGAAGACAAAAGATGTCTTGTCTCGTGATGCTTCTCCAGCAGTCCATAAACTTAATGCGGATTTCTTCGCCAAGCACGTATGAAACTTTCAGAACTTTACGAACAGCATATTGAAGAAGGCATCCTTGATAAGGTAAAGAAGTTCTTCAAGAAGAAAGAAGTAGTCCCTACTGATCCACGAATGAAGCCAGCATACATACAAGCGGGTGGTGAAAAGAAGTATGACATTATGGGATGGCAAATAGGCTGGTTTTGCTGCCAAGTAGATCCATCTGGAGATCCAAAAGAGATTTTCAACAAGATGTATTATGGCGGTGGAAGTCCTATGTCATTTGACGAGAAGTCTTTCTATGCTGGATTTAATAAGTGCAAGGAAATGGGCGTTAAATGATTTCCTTTAAGCAGTTTATTACCGAGATGGGCGGTTGGTCTAAGACTATTACACAAGATGTAAAGCTCACCCCTGTTACAGCAAAGAAAGCTTTGACTAATATGCCTAAATTTGAGAAGGCATTTAATGCTTACTTGAAGGCTCATGACTATGCTCCTATTAAAATCGGTAAGCCAATTGGTTCAACTGCATACTTAGAAAAAGATTTGAAGAGCCATCCAGATAAAGAATATGGAGACATTGATATTATCTTTTCAATGCCTCGTATTCAAGGAACAACTGAAAGTAAGAATCAATCCCTATATCGCCAGATGGTTATCTCATTCATTAAGGATGAAAAACCTTCTTACATTTATGATGGTGGTTCTGAAAATGGAACAAATATTACTGTTTCAGTAGGCGATGATAAGTGGGCTCAAGTTGATTTAGTAGCAGCATTTAATGAGACTGAAGATTGGACAACACATCGCATGACTCCTGAACATGGATTAAAGGGAGCTCTAATGGGATTCCTTTATGCTTCATTGAGTGAGTTATTGAATGTAAGTATTGGAACATCTGGTGTTCAAGTAAAACATATTGATGGTGAAATGGTTCCATTTAAGAAAATAAAGGTTGATAGTGTTAATACTATTACAACTGATATTGGACATTTTGCTTTAGATACTTTCAACTACCTATATAATCGCACTCATGCTGCTGGAAGTAAAGCACAAATTGCTCCTTTACTTAAATCAAACCCAGGTATGAAGAGAGAAGATATTAAATTCGACGATTTAGCAAATGCTGTTCGTGGAATGGGCAAGTCTTTTGAGCTTAATAATATGTGGGGGCAAGGTGATTTGAAACATATTAAAGACTATTCTGATTTTATATCGAAGATCAAAGCAACCTATATTGGTAAGGCAGAAGACGCAGCAAATGCATCGAAATTTGAGAAAGCAGCTACGGTAGATGCGAAAAACAGAGCAGAAGCTACTAAAGAGATGCTTAGATCTAAGTCAAAAGAACTCATTGCAAAATTGTAACTGAGTTACCAAAAAGGAATCATATTTTGTCACATTTGGTTACTAAATAACCTGATAAACTGTGTACATTCCTCAGGTTGTAGGGTATAATTACTTATGACCGAAAAACTAAAGTCCTCCAGAAAGCGTAGAACAGATCGGATGCATGTCATCTATCTGCTAACTAACTGCGTTACGTCTGAAACCTACATTGGTATGGCGGTTTGCGTCGACCGTGCTGGTAAGGAAACTTTAGCTGCTCGTTGGTCACGTCACGTAGGTCGTGCCTTTAACCAAGACAAAGGTTGGAAGCTTTGCGAATCCATTCGTAAGTATGGTCCAGAAGTTTTCCACAAGGAAATCATTTGCTTTGTTCGTGGTAAGGCTGAAGCCCACACACTTGAAACCCAACTGAAGAAAGAGGGCCAACCGGCTCTGAACACAGTATGAAAGAATTTACTTTAGCACTTCGCGATGCACTCTTCGACGCCGGTTATGCGGCTCGAAAGGCTGAACGGCCCCATGCATCGGCTTGCTGTGATACTTTCATGAAGCTTGTGAACTCGCAAGGCATCATGGAACCACGGGAGTTCAATGAGCTCTGCTGGGAATGGTACGAAGGTTACACCGCTTGTGAAGATGAAATCGTGGCAAAGATTTTCGATGATGACGAATACTTCCAAGCGAAGGTGACTTCTAATCGCTGCAATCGTGAAGCACGTCTTTCGCCATTTGGAGTTTAACATGTTCCAATATCACGAAGCCTATCTCCCTGGTTTGCAACGTTACGTTTTCAAACCGAAGAAAGTGTTCCATAGGGTTGCTACTTATACCTTCGAAGAAGGTATGTTCGTTATCAACCACATCAAGCAAAAGAATCTGCATGGTGTTGAAGTTGAAGGCATTACAGACCCGCAATCAACCCGCATTCGTATGATTGCAAATGGTCAAACTACTTGCGTTGAATGTGGCATCAAGGGCAATCACTTCTACATCGAACGCCACAAGAATGATCTGGCAAGCAAATACAGTTTGAATCTGTATGCTGTATGTGAAGATGGTTCTGAAGTCATGATGACATGGGATCACATCATCCCTAAATCTCTTGGCGGTTCAAACCAGTTGGTTAATGCCCAATGTATGTGTCAAAAGTGCAATGCTAACAAAGGTAACCATTTGAGTTTGACCGAGTTAATTGAAATTGGTGGTCGTGAAAATGCACACCTCATGTACAACTTACCGCAAGTGCAAATGAAAAAGGGTTTTGATATTCATCGGACTTTGAAGGAGGTTCGGGATATAAACAAGAAGCTTGAAAACAAGCAAGCTGTTCCAGTGTTCAAGAAAGCTGATTTAAAGGAGTTAGAAAATGTCTGATAAAGAAATGTTTGGTGTCAATTTTGAAACAGTGTTGAGCAGCAAGCATGTTAGTGCTCTCACCAAGATGACAGTGCTGAAGTTGAAGACCGACCAGTACATGACCTTTGCGGAATTCCTGAAGGGGTTGAGTGATCCCGATTTGGAAGGTTTGGTTCGGTCATTTGATAAACTTGCAACCGATGATCATGTAGTTGGTGATGTCATCTTACTTGCTGAGATTGTTGCAAGTGGTGAAGGTGACAGCGTCTTCAACATCGATGACATTGACGAACGTATGTCGAACCTCGGTTACTTCGTGAACGTGGTCACATGTGAATCTTTGAAGCGCAAGGGTTTGATTACTCTTGATTACTCGAAGATTACATTCGACCCGGCTTATAAAGACGAAATTTTTGCGAAGGTGATCTAAATGAAAACATTTGAAGTAGAACTAATTGAGGATGGTGAGGACTTGATTTTGCCATTGCCTCAGGAAGTATTGGACTCCCTTGATCTAAAAGAGGGAGACTATGTTGTTTGGACTCCTCAGGAAGATGGTTCTGTCTTTCTGATCAAGAAAAGTGTATCTCCAGAGATACTTTCCTAGGGATTGTATACAATGTGATACACTTCTGAGAATGTTACAATTGTTACACTTTTCTCCTCAAAAACTGTGTACATTCTCTGCAGGATAGGGTATAATAACCTATCAGTTGATTAACTTAGAAAGTTTACCCGATGTCTCATGTTGCAGCCCTCTCCTTTCAGACCGCCACTAACAAGTGGGTGGCCTCCTTCAATGGAAAGATTCTGGCTTCCTCTCCTAACAAGGACTATGTGATCGGTAATATCCGCTCTGGTCGTTGCACGAAAGCAGTTGCTGCTGGTGTAACCGATGTCCGCGAAGTTGGAGAAGCTACTGTGAACGTCGTGACTGGAAAGACCGAAAAGGTCGACAAGTTCTCCATCAACGAACGCTTCGACTTCTTGACAGACTTTGTCAACATGGTTGCTGATCGCACTTGCGCATCACTCATCGTAACTGGTGAAGGTGGTTTGGGCAAGACCTTCGTGGTTAACAAATCCCTCAAGGATGCTGGTCTCACGAACACTGCTGATCTGGTCGGGTTCGGATCTGACTCCCTGATCAACCCTTCGATGTCTGCAAAGATTTACTCGGTGGTCAAAGGCTATTCGACTGCTAAGGGTCTCTACCGCACTCTCTACGAAAACCGCAATCGCATCGTGATCTTCGATGACTGTGATTCCATCCTCAAGGATCCGGTTGCTCTGAACCTTTTGAAAGGTGCTTTGGATTCTTACGATCGTCGGTTCATCTCGTGGAATGCAGAATCTTTCGGTGACGACGATCTGCCCCGCTCGTTCGAATTCACTGGTGGTGTGATCTTCATCTCGAATTTCCCACTCTACAAGATCGATCAAGCTATCAGGTCTCGTGCAATCCCTGTTGATCTGTCCATGACCCTCGATCAGAAGATCGAACGCATGGGAGCCATTATCAAGGGTGATGACTTCATGCCTGAATACGATATGGAAACCAAGGCTAAGGCCCTGGCTTTCCTGGACAAGATGAAGGATACTGCCAAGGACATGAACCTTCGCACCTTGATCTCGGTTACGAAGGTTGCTAGCCGCGGAAGCAACTGGGAACGTCGTGCAGAATACTTACTGACTGCTGTTTAAGGGGAACTTATGATGTCTTTGCATCTTCAATATTATCTAGGGATAGTGATGGTTATTTTTACCATTATAGGTGTTGCTCATCCAATACGTGGCGTGTTGAATGTTTCCCTTAAATCGGCTAGCATTGCATTGAGTATTTCTGCAGGTGTCTTGTTATTTCAGGGTATAGAGTGCATTACTTTAATATGAGAAAATTCACTATCATGGCCGAGTATCTGGACGGACATGTCCGTCTCATGAGTACCGACAAAGACTATCTTATTGCTGACGAAGAAAACGTTCAGTATTTGCGGGAACTTGGTGATCGTTTGCTTGAAGCAGGTTCGATCAATAGCTACCACATATTGGAACTTGTCGGTTCCCCAGTCTCAAAGGTTGAATAATGTCTTATAGTATCCCACAAGTTTACAAATGCCCGAAATGTGGCCATGAGACCAAGTTCGGCCCCCACGACCATTGGGATAAATCTCCAGTTACTGAAGATGGAAACCCTGTCTGCCCTAAATGCTGGAATGAATTCCTTGCTTGGTTTGGAGCTACAATGCTTTGCACAGTAGCCTGGACAAAAGAAGGCAGTGAGTTTGATCAAGCTGCTAGAGCAAAGATACCTGATTTTCGCGCCACCCCATGGATGGACTACCGTTATAATCGTTAAGGATTTTCTATGAGCATGGAATTAGTAAAACTTGCAAACAAGGCACTTGACATCTGTGATGTTCGATTTGGTAAATGGAACCCAGCTGATTTTGCCAAGGTTTTCGGCGATCTTGTGATCAAGGAATGTGCAAACATCTGTGAAGATGCAGATCAATATCGTGTTCCTGCTTCTGAGTATGCAGGTCTGGTCCGTAAGTTCAAACGTTTAGATGAGGCAGATTATGTGGTACGAATTGGTTAAGGCTTACTGGAAAGCATTTGATGAATGGTGCACTAAATACTTGGAAGCAAACAAGGAGCATCAAGGTGATTAAATCTGCAAATAAAGTAACTGGGCATTTATTGAGAACTTTTAACCCTGAAGGAGGGGATTATGTCTTTCGCGTTTATGGTCTTGGCGGTACCTTTACTGATTACGATATTCACCACGTTGATCTTTGTATTACCATCGAAGATGAAGACGCTTTCTTCTATAGTGGAGATGGAATTGACCGAATTGACCACTCCCCTCAAACTCTTGGATTGAAGGAAGAATGAAACATTCTACGCTCTACAAAATCTCTTATCGTATTGGATACGAAGTGGGTTTTGTTGTGAGTGCAATTGGTTCATTGATCAGCTATATTATGTTCCCATTCTAAAATGGAACAGTCAACTAAGAATAGTTTGATGCGATATTATGCTTCACTATCAGTTGAAGAACTGTTAGAACAGAAGCTTGAAATTGGTGAACACTTGAGATTTGGTAGAGTAAAGAATATGGATGACATGAAGGTCTCCATTGCGATAATAAATGTTGAATTAAAGATGAGGAATGAAAATGAGCAAAGAGAAATATGCGCCCTTCCTAGCAGCAATGAAAAAGCTGGCTGAGGCACAAGAACTTCTATCACGTGGACCAGCATCCTTCTATGTGGAGCAGATGGTTGGTGCCTATGACTATCTGATGGAGCGCTTTGCTCCATTTAAAGCTGGTGATAGGGTCATGCTCTTGAAGACACCAAGCCCAATGCCATCTGGGTGGGAACACTGCAGGCACTTTCTGGTTCCTGGGGCTTATGCAACAGTTCACCAGATTGCATGTGATGCGAAAGGATTCCGGGTTGATGTTGAATTTCTAGATGAGAGCTGGATTAATAGCGATGGTGAAGTTATCCTCTTGGAACAAGATCGGCGACATACATTTAGTTTCAGTGATACAAGCTTTGTGAAGGTGCAATGATGTCAATATACAATCCAGATGTTTGGGAAGTATTAGAGCTTACAACAGATGAAGGTGCTGTCCGCAAGGTATTTGCTGGATGGTATGGTGGTTACACGGGCTCTGATAGTTGGAAGTTGAGCTCAATGATCAACAAGGTTACTGAAACAGATACTCACTATGAGTTTCTTTGTGAAAGCGGAAGCACATACAAGTGTAACAAGCAATCGCGGCGAATGAGCGGTTATATGATGAGCATCTATTCTGGATGGATCCAAGCTGCCGAAAAAGAGGAAACCTTGAAAATAGAAGTCGTAGAAGGTAAATTGATGTAAGTCTTGTTACATAGTTACAAGAAACTCATTCGCATTTGGTTACTAAATAACCTAAATAACAGTGTACATTTAGCAGGTTGTAGTGTATAATTACTTATCTTCAAAAATTTAGAAAGGTTCCAAATGTCTTCAATCTTTGTTTCCCGTAGCCCAGCTCCCCAAACCAAAGAACAGAAGAAGATTTCTTCTCTTGTTTTGAAGCCTTCTACTGCTGCTAAAAAGCGCATGTTGCCTGGTCCAGTTACCGTGGTTTACAAGAAGCCCGAAACCGAAGTCAAGGAGTAATCCAAAATGTCTTACGTCATCTTCAACAAGGAAACAACCGAATTCTTTCGTGTTTGGCGCCAAGGTTACTGGCAAGATGCCAAGTATGCTGATGAAGGTGCTGCAAAGACTGCAATGACCAAGCTCACAAAGGCTGGCAAGATCGATCCCTCGAAGTTTTCCATCATGGAAATGTCCGAGTTCAAGAAGATCGAGAAGACTGAAACGGTTTACAGCTTGATGTCTGGTAAGCCAGTGGTCCAATCGGTTAACACTCCCCTCTGCTGCGATCCTTCCAGCGAAACTTACTGGTGTATGTAACATGAACTTCAAACGAAAACTCACTATCGCGAAAACGGCTCAGGAATTTCTCAATCGAGCAATCGCTGAGATGGAATGTGGTAAGGATGGAAATAAGTATGACTACGATTTGTGGCATGCTTTCAAAGACTTGAAGAGTATCCAAGATCAAGAAGATGTTCAAGAAGCACTCGATGCTCCACTTCCAATCCTGCTGGATGATGTTGAACCACCTGATGAATCGACTGGATTCTCCCTCTTTGGTGATTTGAAATGAACACAATGCTTGTTTGGTTTTTGGTTTCTGTTGGTGGAAATTACAGTGGCGTAATGAACTACTCTCCACCTTTTGCTACACTCCAAGAATGTGAGCGCGTGCAGAAGATCATCAAAGATGGAGACAACATTGCTTATAAGTTTCACACCCAGTGTATTCAAATGACGGTGGTCAAATAGTTTATTATTCAGGTAAAGCACTTAAAAATAGAACATTTTACTATGTACATTCCGCAGGTTGCAGGGTATAATAACTCATCAAACGGAAAAAGGAAGTAAAATGGAAGATGATGTCGTGATTGTTGCTCCTGGAGACTATATCAAGACCCCTCTCGGTCTGATCTTGGTTGAGGAAGTTCGACTTGACTTCGATGTTCTGGCTGCCTTTCTGGCAAACGGTGAAGTGATCGCGGTCAATACGCTCACTCTCGAAGATGTCTTTCTGGAATCTGAGGTCATCTAATCCTGTTACACTTTGTTACTAAAATAACTGTGTACATTTGACAGGTTACAGAGTATAATACATTTATGAAAACGAAACAACTCTTAAACGGTAAATGGGTCTATGCTGAAGCTTCGGAACCTCTGAAGATTGGCGATAAGGTCGAGTTTACCTGCAATGGTGCTGGACGTGGCGGACACTACAATGTGACTGCTATCGTGACTGGTATCAAACGCAAGACTTTTACGACACTCGAGGCTAATGGTTCTTATCGTCCAGGAACAATCTGGAAGCTGAATCTGAACACCGAAAATCTTTTTGTAAACCGCTAAAATAACTGTTTACATTCCACAGGTTACGTGTTATAATTACTTATCGATTGATTAACTTAGAAAGTTTATATGCTGAAACAAATCGCTGAAATCACTGGTCTCCGTTACAACGAACAAGACACCATCGCAATGGGTCTCTTGAACCGCATTGCTAACTACATTCCCGCTGGCATCAAGGTCGAAGACACCTACTTTGACCGCATGGTTCTTCAAGCTGAAGACCGCGTGAATGCCGAAGGTAACCTCTGCATCGTGAACCTCGTCAAGACGATCACTGCCGAACCAGTTGCCAAGGTTCTGAAGATCAAGTCCAGCCCTAAGGGTGCTCGCATCAAGGTTGCTGCAGTCAATGGAGTTCGCTTCAGCTTCGGCCCAATCTGGAATACTTCGGTTATCAAGGGTAAGGGTATCGCATTGGTTGAAGCCAACCGTGTGAAGCTCAATCACCAAGCTGAAATGCTGGGTATCTCGGCTCCTGAAAAGATGGAAGCTGTTGCTCTTGCTGCTGTTATGGCCCCAATGGTTGCTTAAGGAAAAATCATGATCACCACGATTGTTGCCGGTTTTGAAGTTCTTGCTGCAGATGGAGATGGCCGTGGTGAAAGTCATGTTGCCTACTTCAACAATGAAAAGGCTGCTAAGCAACTTGCAGCAACGAGCCCAGGCTGGATGAGAGTTCAGCCTTTTGAAAAGTCTTTTGCTATCTGTGCGACCCTCGTTGAATACATGCAGGAAAAGAACGAAGAAATAAAAGCTCGAGCTTTGGCTAAACTTACTGTTGAAGAACGTTCTGCTCTAGGAGTTTGAAGATGTCCGATATCAAAAACATGGTTCGTAAAGTGGGTGGACGGTTCTATACTGAAAACCTCATGAGCAACCCAGTTCAAGTCCGTGAAAGTGTGACGATGACTGTTGAGCAACTCAATGATTTTGTGAAAGCAATAGTTGATGTGTGTTTGGAGATTGCAGAGCCAATGCCTGGCTCTACAGATATTGACGACCGCGCCCGTGGTTGGATTTGTGATCAAATGAAAACTGAATTTGGAGTATTGTGATGGCAGTTACTATTGATATGGTCTTCAATATCTGGAACGAAGATGGTTACGGATACGAAGTTGGTCCTGATGCTGACACTGGATTGGCCCTTGAGGTTCGCTATTACGAAGAGAGTTTTGGAACCAAAATTCGTCAGCGCATGACCTTCCAAAAGGAAGATGCACTTGCAATTGCTGAAGCCTTTACGAAACTCGCTAAGGAAATGAAATGAAAAATGCATTTGACAATCGCATGACAGATAATCTGAATCAGTTCCGAGCTGAAGATGCTAGGAAAATGGTTAATGATGCCCACAGTTTGGATGGTGAATACAAGCGCAACGAAACAGTTGCTATCCTGAATAATATCAAGGAAGCTGCTAATAAAGGTCTCTCAGTAATTACCGTAAGCAATACTGACGGTATTGTTGAAGCTCGTTTGAATAGCTTGGGTTTTTCAACCAAGATCACCTACGAACAGCGTGACGGCGATTACATGACGATCACTTGGTAATAAATAACCGATAACGAAAAGGAATACTATCATGGGTGGAAAAGCAACATCGATTTATCTGACCGTCTGTCCTAAAGGCAGCCACATCAGTGTCCTGAAGAAAGTTTTCTTCGAGGCTAAAGCCTATAACGAATTCGTAAAGGATCCGCTCTTTATTGAGAAGTATCCTAAGGATAAGTTTGACATCATCAAAGAGACCTACTAACATGTCAAACTTTGAACTACTTGATGCAGTAGAAACCCAGATCATCCGTCTGGGTGAGTTGACTAATCTCTATAATGTAATCGTTAATGGGATGCCTACTTCACAACCTGAAGAAATTCTGAGTTCAATTCAGTATATCCAGGGTTCGCTTGAAGATATTAATATGCATCTTGCTGTTGACTTCCAGATACTACACAATGTGGTAATGAAGAATGAAAACTCTGACCGAAATTTTTGAAGAATTTACTCCTGAACAGCAGGCTGCTATTGTTGCTCGTGCTCAGGAGTTGGTTGGTAACGATTTAGTTTATCGTCTTCGCAAACGTGCGGAAATACGCCGCCAAATCTCTTCACGAAAGAGTGTGCAAGAAGGTAAGCCTGATAGAATAGCAGACCTTCTTGAAGAGGCTGCAAATGAAATAGAACGGCATCGTAAAGATAATGATGCAAGATATAATGAAGAGCTTCACCGCTCGTCTTGGTAAATAGAAATGGCAAATAAGTTTTTTACATCTGACCTTCATTTTGGTCATGAAAATATTATAAGGTTCTGTAATAGACCTTACCAATCAGCTCGTCAAATGGACGAGGATTTGATTTACAACTGGAACAATGCTATTCAGCCAAATGATATTGTCTATGTTTTGGGGGACGTGTTCTTCTGTAATCAAGATGAAGCAAAGACTATCCTAAACCGTTTGAATGGTAAGAAGAGACTTGTTCTCGGTAACCACGATAAGGTTATTCGCAATCAAAAACCTATTCAGTATCTATTCGAGGAAATTCTCCCCGACCTTTATACTGAATACATTGATGGTGTAATGGTTCACATGTGCCACTATCCAATGCATTCTTGGAACAAAGCTTTTCATGGGGCGTACATGCTTCATGGACATGTTCATAGCCCTGTTGCTACCGATGGAAAGGTTCGTCGCTACGATGTAGGCGTGGATGCTAATAGTTATGCACCAGTTAGGTGGGAAACAATCAAGAAGACACTCGACGGTATTCCAGCTGGAGAACCAGATAACATCAGATCAAACAGAAACACAGAGAAATAATCATGCCAAGCTTTTTAGATGAGATTGCCCACACACTTGCAGCACACCCAGCAAGCGGTGAATTCCGCGCAGCGGGGGTCTTGATCAAGTCAATACAAACTAATCGTTATCTATTCGTGCAGCGGGGCGACCACGTCAAGCAAGCCCGAACTTGGGCAGGCTTTGGTGGTGAGATTGATCCTGGTGAAACCCCTGAAGATGCAATCATTCGAGAGCTTGAAGAAGAAGCTGGATTTACAAATGCTGTGAAGCTAAAGAAAGTTTACACATTTGTTAATGGTGGATTTACTTATCACAACTACATTGGTACAGTGTGGAATGAGTTTGAACCTAAACTCAACTGGGAAAACATGGCTTACATTTGGTGTAATGTGAATGATCTGCCAGAGCCATTGCACCCTGGTATCAAAGAGATGCTAAAGACGGTCAAACTGGCCTGATAGTGATTTGTATGCAGTAGCTTGTTGTTTTACTTCAAGCGCTGCTTTATCTTCCCACGTCATTTTCTTCCAGTCTTTATCTGAGATGTTCCAGTTCGTCTCGGGAAAGCCCATCCAATATCCACCCTTCTTTTGCTTTCCTTCTGGGTTGGTGATAGCCATTGTCCCAAATCGCTGAGCGCCCATCGCTTGTTCTTCGCCCTTCGGCGTTTGTCCTACTATACGGATGGTGTAGCCTTCCTTATCAGTATAAGCTGCTAATATTTTTCTTGGAGGTATTGGTCCTTTGCTTGCACCTGGAGACTTCCATAGTTCGCCTGGCTTATTATGGGTGCCGTCAAACTCAAGCAAGAACTGTTTGAAGTTCATAGCTCTTTACCTTGCCAGTAAATCTTTCCTATCTTACCAACTGGGTATAGGTAGTTACCGCCTTGACATTTGATCATGTTCTTTCTAAGCTGATCAAAGAACTTCTCATTCAAATCACGAGCCTTTAAACCACCTCTTGGAAAGAACCCAACTGGGAATGGTTTATTGTCTGCTAGTAAGCCATAAGCTCCAGCACGAGCACGACCTTCATGGCCTGAAATTGTTATCTCTAATTCATCTCCATCATCAAATCCTGGGTTGATCTTGAATTCAATCCAAGGTGTTGCGATTGGACATCCAGCTTCAACATACTTCTTAATGCGTTGTAAATCTTCCGATCTGTCAGCTTGAGTAGCCATCTTCAAGAATATTGTTGGAGCTATATAGGCCACAAAACCTTCATACACGACATTCTGTCCCATAGGAGTAGAACCCATACCCTTTGGATTGCTGAATGGAACCCCATTGCACATGTAGGAGTCTTCAATATTATCAGGGCTAGGAGCTGGTAAAGCTTTCAACTGTTCAGGAGTATACTTGAATGGCTCTTCGTCGAACTGTCTAGCTTCTAAAAATTCTTTAAATCTCATATCTTCAAATCCAAAAGCTTCTTCAATTTTTCCATCATAATGCCGTGTGAACGAACTGCAATATAGCTTGAGCCTGTTAGAAGAATATCTTCATACTGATCTTTGATAACTGTTGCTAAATCATTTGAAGATGTTAGGCTCCATGGATCCATAGTCTTGAGTTCATCTACAATAACTTTCTGAACTTCATTATCTGACATTTCATCAAAATCAACATCATGCTTCCAACGAAGATTACTTAGTTTATAGAATGTGTATGAGTCCTTGAACTCTTTGAATACGGTTACTGTCCAACCATTTTTAGGGAAGATAACATAGGGTGTTCCCCAGTCACTTGCAATGCTAGTAGATGTGGTGCAGAAGATTGCATTCTTACGAGTAGCTTTTAGCCCAACCTTTATGAAGCTCTTGTGAAGCTGTTCATGCCAATCGGGATTCATCTCAAGAGATAATCTTTCCTGCCTAATTTGGGTGATAACTACTTGATCATTTGCGCCCTTAATGCCACGATAGATAGGGTCACCCGCCTTTTGATAAGCCGCAATAATGTCAGAGCACTGTGCTTTCAAAATGGCAGCTAGGTCCTCAACTTTATTAACCTTGGTGATTTCCTTTTCTTTAGGGTCAGCTAGGTTATGGATTGCATGCGGATCAAAAAGCTCAGCTACTTTCATTTCAACATGTCCATTACTGATTTGTGAAGCTGCTTAGCACGGGAGAAAATCATCTTAGCAAATTTTGCTTTAGCATTTGGTTCTTTACCCATAAGTTCTACAAAGTTTGCATAGTTAGTTGGGATAGAACCCCATGAACCATAAGCTGCTGCATTGTTAACACGAAGCCACTCTTCCATAGTCTCACGTTTGAAACCTCTCTTGACCAAAGCTTCAAGAGCTTCGGCTGCACCAACAGCTCGCTCACGTTCTGACTTATCAAATGTGTATTGCTTGTCAGTCTTTAGCTTGCGAAGGTTAGCGAAGATGTCATCAAGGTAACCTTCTACTTGCTTCTTTAGTTGAGGACCAAATGTAGCGTTCATGTAGTCTAGAATTTTTTCGGTGCCGCCTTGGTTAGCTGCGCGAATATCGCCACCCTTTGCTTGACCACGGGTTGTATCGAAGCTGCTGCTATACTTCAAGAAGAAGTATTTTCCAGTAGGGAAGCTTTGGAATGCTTTCTCTTTTGTTCCGACGAAACTAAACCCTCCACCCTTTTGATCGCTTGTAATCAAACCAACATCACCCTTACCAGACATTGAATAGTTGTCACGGATGAAGCCAACAGCTGCAAACTTACCATCAGCACCTTGGGAAAGGACTACACCAGTCTTTAGCATTGCAATTGTAGGCTTTGACTTCAAAAGTTCAGGGAGCTCGTAAGCATCCAGATTATAGGCTTTGTAAACTTTATTGATGAAAGCCTTTGGAAACACTGAAGAAATCGGTGGGGCAACTTTTTCTGTTACAATTGACTCGAATAAATCGCTAACTTTCATGAAATCTCTCCTAAAATGTTACAATATTTATTGAAATCTGCGCAAATAAGTGTGTACTTTTAGCAGGTTGCAGTGTATAATTACTTATCGGTTGGTTATAATAGGAACTTAAATGGAAACAGTTTTTTCGGTTGCTAAAGAGCTTGAAGTTGAATTGTCGGAAAATTATTCTGATGCAAGACTTCGTAAGATCATATTCGACTATGGAATGGATTCTACTGACCTTACTCGCAAAGAAATGATCCAGGAGATTGTCGATCTGGAAGTTTACGCTTTCACTCACTAAGGATTAGAAATGGAACTCAAGTTCATTGCCGGTGAAGAGACTTGGAACGAGCTTCAGGCTGAAAAAGTCCTGAAGGTTTCCCAGAATGCTCGAGGATTTAACTCACGTGAGTTGATCATTCTTCAAGGTGAATGGTCTCGTCGTGGTATTCTTGGTGCTGAACTTGTGGAATCCAGCATGCGAGGATGGACTCTTCGTTATGATTCCGGTATCCAAAACTGGAGTATCATTGCTGCTGACATGACCAAAGGTGAAGTCATTGAGTATGCAATGGCATGGGTTGCGATGGACCCCACCCATCGTTATGTTTATGTAAAGGTTTGAAATGAACGAACGTATTAAAGAACTTGCTGCACAGGCCGGACTACAGCCTTTTGAAGATTGTGGCCCTGGGTATGTGTATAAGATGGAAAAGTTTGCAAGGTTGATTGTTACGGAATGCATAGACGTGATCAAGAATGAGTCCATGGACTCTACTGATGAATGGGAAGATGGTCTACAGATTGCTATTGAAGCAATCAAACATAATCTTGGAGATAAAGAATGAAAGTTAAAATGGTTATTATGCATGCGACCAGCGGTCACATTTGGTCTGGTGATGAAAGCGAAGTCACTGAAGATGAACTTGAAGTAGCAAAAAATGCTATCAAAGATCAGCTTGGAAATCTGACTTACATTGAGTTGGGTCAGACTATCATTCCTGCTGACCTCATTCGTAACCAGTGTGTTATCGCTTTTCAAATTTCGTAAATCATGCCTCGTGTAAATCTTGACAAACTAACTGATGAGCAGTGCAAGATTGCTGATGCTCTATGGGCTTGTGATACATTTGAAGAGACAGAAGAACTTGTTGAGAGTGGAGGGATTGAGGTTGCAAAAATCCGTTCTCTTTTAATGTTTGCATTCTTTGACGATGTGCCCCACACAACTGAAGCCTTAAATCTCTTGAAAAAGTTTAAAAAATAACTGTTTACTTTTGTCAGGTTGCAGTGTATAATAAACTGTAAGAAAATATTAACGGAGTTCAAAGATGAAAAAAGGTGAAATGCTTTCCAAGATGATCGTCATCGCAACGAATGCTCATGCTGGGCAGTTTGACAAAGGTGGAAACCCCTACATCTTGCACCCATTGCGTGTGATGTCCTACCTCAAAGAGGATGATGAAGAACTCCAATGCATTGCAGTTGGACATGACATCATTGAGGATACCCCAACCACATACAAGTTCCTTTTCGAAGAGGGAATATCTCCACGGGTTATCGAAGGTATAAAGTGCTTGACAAAAGTTCCTGGTGAGACCTACGAAGAATACCAAGTTCGAGTATTTTCCAGTGTTGATGCTATGAAGGTTAAGAAATGCGACCTTCGCCACAACTCAGATATTCGGCGCTTGAAGGGTGTTACGGATAAGGACACTGCACGAATGGCAAAGTACATGAAGTTCTATGCCGACATTGAAGCTCGTTTGGCTCTAAAGGTGGTTGTATGAATATTTTATTCGTATTGCTTTACGATATTACCTTACTTGCTGGTACTGCATATCTTGTGCAAGAGTATAATTGGTCTATGTGGACTTTTTTACTAGCAGCTGTTTTCTTTACAACTCTTGAAACCAAGAAGACAAAGGACTGATCTCAAGTTTACGTCAGGTCAAGTTTGTGTTATAATTAGATCACTCGCTAATAACGTTAGGACAAAATGGCTACTCAAAAAACAATCGAAGCAAAGTTCAAGAAGCTCAATGAAGTTGAACACGTTTTGCTTCGACCAGGCCGCTATATCGGCGCAATCACCCCTCACACTGAGGTAACCTATGTCTATGACATCGCTTCTAAGCGCATGGTCAAGAAGGAAGTAACCTACAACCCTGGCTTCATCAAGCTCTTCGATGAAGTTATCTCCAATTCTGTTGACCACTCGAAGACCCCAGAAGGTAAGCAAGTTGACACCATTCGTGTTGATGTTGATCAAAAGACTGGTGAGATTTCGGTCTACGATAATGGTGGTATCCCAGTCCTCAAGCATTCTGAATACAACCAATGGGTCCCTGAAATGATCTTTGAACTCCGTGCGGGTTCCAATTTCAATGATGACGACCAATCGATGTTGACTGGTCAGAATGGCGAAGGTGCTGCTCTTACCAACATCTTCTCTACTGAATTCATTGTTGAGACTTGTGACAAGAAGAACAAGTTCAAGATGAAGTTCGCTGAGAACTCCCAAGTTCGAAACCCTGCTAAAGTGGTTCCTGCTGAAGGTGCTAAGGGTTATACTCGCATCACCTACACCCCAGACTTCGAGAAACTCGGATGCGAATTCACTGATGACAACATGATGATGCTTCAGAAGCGCGTCGTGGATGTTGCTGGTTTGAACACTCACTTGAAGGTTTACTGGAATGGCGAACGTATTCCTACTCGCGCATTCAAGGACTATGTAGAACTCTACACTGGCCCAGATGCTGATTATGCATACGACGAAACAGAACATTGGAAGGTTGCAGTCTCTGCTTCTGACGATGGCTTCCAACACATGTCCTTCGTGAATGGTACCCATACTAAGGAAGGTGGTACACACGTCCTCTATGCAGGTATGCAAATCTGGGAACGCATTCGCGAGTTCATCAAGAAGAAACACAAAATCGATGTGAAGCCTTCTGAGCTCCGCCAGCACATGACTTTGTTCATTGACTGCTCGATCGTTAACCCTCGCTACTCCAGTCAAACAAAAGAAAACCTCATGACAGAAGTGAAGGACTATAAGACTGTTTGGGAAGTTCCAGACAAGATGGTAAACAAAATCATCAAGTCCACTATCATTCAATCCATTTTGGATTGGGCTGAAGCTAAGGCTCATCAGGAACACATCAAGGATTTGCGTAAGCTCAACAAGGATACTGACAAGGCTGATCCCCGCCGTGTTGATAAGTTCTGTGATGCTCTTGAAAAGAAGGACCGTACTAAGTGCGTTCTGTTCCTTGCCGAGGGAGATTCTGCTGCTAAGTCTTTGTTCGCTGCTCGTGGTAAGACTAACTTCATTGGAACATTCCCTCTGAAGGGTAAGCCTTTGAATGTCCGTGAAAAGGATATTGCTAGAGTACTCGGTCTTGACAAGAAGAAAGAAGGTAAGACCGAGCCAAACGAAATCCAGAAGATTTTGACTATCATCGGTCTTCGTATCGGTGAGAAGGTTAACTCGTTGAGTGAACTCCGCTTCGGTAAGGTTGCATTTGCAACTGATGCTGACGTTGATGGCTCTCACATTGCAGGTCTGCTTATGAATGTGTTCGATACATTCTGGCCCGAACTGTTCGAGTTAGGATTTGTGCACATCCTTCGTACCCCTGTTGTTAAGGTCTCCCTTAAGAACAAGGAAGTCTTGGAGTTCTTTACTGAACGCGAGTTCAAGGACTGGGTAAAGAAAGACGGCCAGAAGGCTAAGGGTTGGACACATCGCTACTTCAAGGGTCTTGGTACCACGAAGACAGATGCTTTCATTCCTTACATGGAAAACTTGAACCAGTATCTCTTCCAGATTACAATGGACGGACAAGATGACAAGCAGGCACTTGACCTTGCTTTCAATGGAGAACGTGCTGATGACCGTAAGGTATGGCTCGAAACTCCTGCAGATAACTTTGAAGACTTTATCGTTGAAGCAGTATAATTTAAGAGTTGATCATGACAATTATTCAACAAGCACTTTCTTTAACTCCGCTTAGAACAACACGTAAAAGTGGTGAACAGCTAGCTCATCCAATTTACGTTAATGTTAACGTTGAGGCAAGCCAGGAACTCCTAAAATTACGATTGCAAGATGGTCAAGCTGCAATTTATGGTATTGCCTATAGCCCAATTAAAAATTTTTCTGAAATTGTAGTAGTTGGAGAAACTGGCCAGACGAAACCACTTCAAAGAATACTTGGTGGGTATCAAGATAGAGTCCAGACTATGAAGCAAGACAATGCTAGAACTATAACAGGTATTCAACTTAAATGTATTGCTGAAAATCGCAAGAGTTTGACTCTTTATGCATGTCTTTTAGATGTATGCGCATTTGAGCATCGTCGTGTATTGGAAAAAGAATACATTATGGCGCTTAGACAATTAGGCAATCCTCTTTTGAATGCTACGTGAAGAGTAATCGTTTCAAGATTACTTCCTCTAAAGAACAGGTTATAATACTACATGGCTACAAAACATACCCCTACTGATACTGGCAACCTCAAGGTTCGCCGTATTCCTGCTCGATACTTCTTCAATACTGCATTCAAGGAGTTTTCACTCTATGATAATTTGCGGTCTATCCCATACCTTACAGATGGATTGAAGCCTTCTCAACGTAAGGCAATCTATGGCACTCAGCTTCGTGGTGAGAATGCTGGTCTGCTTTCTGTTGAACGTCTTTCTGCTGCTATCGCCGCATCCACCGATTACCACCATGGTATTGGTTCGATGCAGTCCACGATTGTTGGTCTTGCAAACGATTATGCTGGCTCCAACAACATGAACATCTTTGTTCCTGAAGGACAGTTCGGTTCTCGTTTGACTGCTGATGCAGCTGCTCCACGTTATATTGAGACGAAACTCTCGCCTTTCTTCCGTGCACTTTTCCCTAAGGCAGATGACGGCATCTTGGTTCACAATGAAACCGATGGTGAGAAGATTGAACCAAAAACCTATCTTCCTATCCTTCCTCTGTCCCTGATTAATGGTGCACAGGGTACTGGTACTGGACATGCTTGCGTTATCATGGCATACAATCCTAAAGAGATTGCAAATGCTTGCTTGACAGTTCTAACTGGTAAGAAGCTAAAGGCTGGTACTCTCACTCCTTGGTACAACGGATTCAGTGGACTTGTTCAGCGCAACCCAGATACCGGTCAAGTGGTTATCACTGGTAAGTTGGAGGTGGTTAATTCCACCGCTATCAAGATCACTGAACTTCCAATCGGAATGTATCTCGATCAGTATAAGAACCATCTCAACAAGATGGAAGATGCTGAGTTGATCAAGGACTACGAAGATCGTTCTACTGAAGAAGCATTTGACTTCATGGTAAGCGTTCCTCGTTCACTCACTGCATTGTCTGAGGAAGAACTCTACAAGAAGTTCAAGCTCATCTCTCGTGATACAGAAAATCTTACCCTTTGGGGTATTGACGGTCGTTTGAAGCGCTTCGATTCCGTTGAAGCAATCATTGAAGAGTTTATCCCATGGCGTCTTAGTCAGTACGAAGTTCGCCGTCAGAAGCTGATTGCTGAAGCCAAGGAATCCATCCGGTGGTCTTCTATGAAAATCAGATTCATTAATTTTTATCTGAAGAATACTACGCTCTTTAAAAACACTGGTAAGAAAGAGTTGATTGAACTCCTTATCAAGAATGAATTTGATGAGTATGATAGACTGTTGTCAATGGCTCTTTGGAATTTAACACGGGATAAAATTAAAGAGCTCGAAAATGAACTAGATGAGTTTAGAAAGTATCTTGCAAGTCTTGAAGCCGATACTGCTAAGGCAATGTATTCTCGGGAGTTGAAGGAATTTTCTTACTAACCGACAGAATAACCCAGCCGACTGTTTCAGGTTTGTCAGATAGAGCATGTTCTTTTACTGGCATTCCTGATTTTTGTGTTCTAAGTATTCTCTTTTGAGATAAATTATTCTCTTCACAGAATGTTTTTAAACTATCAGTGAAGAACTTTTTTCCTGATGGAGATTTTAAAGTATAAGAAAAACTTAGACCCGCAGAAATGTTAGCTTTGTGATCTGAGCTCAGAAGAATTCCAGTTTTACCGATGGATATATTTTGTCTAGCTATTTCAGATTGTTGCTTACCACGTTTAGCATTAGCGATTTTTGATAGGTGTTCTTTACTTTTAATTCTTCCCTTTTGAAATTCGCTCATGCATTTTGAAAATACTTTCTTGTTAGCTTCATATGCTCTGCTGTTTTGATATTTCGAGTTTTTGTTCTGCATGCGGTGAAATGCAGAAGCCATTTTATAGAGATACGGTTTAGTCACACATTTGGTCAAGAGCCAGTGACAGATAAAATGTTCTCGTGCTGTTAGTTTTACGATATTATTTTTATCCTGTCCTCCCATACTTCTTGGAATGATGTGATGCTTTTCAATATAACCAGTTTGTTGTTTACATTGAGCAGCATTTATGATAGAATGATACCATCTAAAGTATTTGTTTTGAATGAACATATCTTTGGAACCTTACTTATGATAGATTATTTATAGGAATTCAAGTATGTATAAAATTCTGGTTGTTATTCGTGCTGTTGGCAGTCTCGATGGTGGTCGATCTGTATCCCAACAGCTTATCGAGTTCGATAATATGTGTGATGCACAGATGGCATATGACAAGTTAAACCTCGCTAAGAGTTCTGAGTGGACAGTCGTTAAACTTTGGAAGTAAATCATGTATAAAATTTTGGTTATTGTGAGTGTGGGTAATGGTAATGCACAGCATGTTACTACTCAGGTCATCGAGTTCGATGGAATGAATGCAGCAATTGCTGCAGCAAATGCTATCAACAAGGATTATGGCGGTTCGGCAAATGCACGAGCAATCTGCCTCTGGTAAGATATGAAAAAGATTTTCACAGAGTTTTTCTCTTTAGTATTATTCCCAATACTATTAGCAATCAATTACTATACTGGACATTTTGGTCCAATCTTTATTCTTGATTGTATATATGTTATTGCTGGTGTAATAATGGGTTTTGGAATTTGGTTAATTTTTTCTGTTGACAGTGAAAAATACTCAGATGCATTTGCAGCTGGATTCAAAAAACTCAATCCTTGGAAAGTATGGCTGGCATATTCTTATTGGACTGTTGCTGCTGCATGGTTCATTTATTTTGAGTATTACGTCTCCTTTATTCTTTTAGCTGTTTATGTTTTCCTTTACAAGTTCTATATTTTTAGTTTGAAAGAATTTCATGAAAACAGATCTAGCGTATAAGCTTCTTGGGATAGATAAGTCTGCTAACTTCAATCTAGCTCAAAAGGCTTATCGTAAGCTTGTTCAAAAATACCATCCTGATAAACAGGATGGTAATGAAGAGAAGTTCAAGCTTATCAAAGAAGCTTTTGGAACCCTTTCACCTTTACTAAGCACGGTATCATCTAAGGTAATAATTATTACCTTAGAGGAAGCTTTTACTGGCTGTACTAAAGAACTGGATAATAAAGAATTCACTATACCTCCAGGTGTTTATCCTAATACCACAATAGGAATGATTCCAGTAGAAGGTGGTCTTCAAGCTGTTACAGTTCTCATAACTTCTGAATCATGGGCCCCACGTTGGGGTGAAGATGGTTATCCTGCAGGTGATCTAGCAAGAGATATAAAAGTATCTCCATTTACCATGATGACCGGAGGATGGATAAATATCCAGACTATTGAGAGTGTTCGCAAAGTTTACATAGCACCTGGCTTCCAAGCTAATCACTGGGTAAAGGTTGCTCAAGCTGGATACTGGAAGGACCAAGAATCCCTTGAACGTGGTGATGCTTATTTGCGAATCATTCCCTACATTAGAGAACTAAAAGAATACTCGAGGGACGAACTAAATGACTTCGCAAGGCAAATCACTGATCTCCTTTGACTATAGAGGTCTCCGCAAAGTAATAAGTGGTGGTCAATGTGGAGCAGATCGAGCTGGTATTACAGCTGCTCGAGATCATAAAGTAAAGACTGGTGGATATGCTCCTCATGGATGGAGAACACATCATGGCCCGAGACCTGATTTGGCCGAGTTCGGGTTAATACAACACCACCAAGTTGGGTACCCTGGCCGCACAGAATGGAATGTTGTAGCAAGTGAAGGCACTCTTGTTGTTGCTGCAAACTTCAACTCCCCAGGTATTAAACTCACCCGCAATCTCAATAAGAAGTATCAGAAACCTTACCTTCAAATCCCACCTTCTATTGAACACACAGAACAAATAGTAGAGTGGCTCATCAAAAATGATATAAGCATTTTAAACGTTGCTGGTAACAGAGATAAAGAACGCGAGATAGGACCAATTCACAATATGACCTACTGTGTTATGGTGTTGGTCTTTGTCGAATTAGAACGACAGGGATTTCTGGTTAAAGCAGCATAAATACAAAACCTATAACGAATAGAAAATATGGAACAACAATATCTAAACCTGATCAAAGACGTGTACGCAAATGGAGATGATCGCATTGATCGTACTCAGGTTGGTACTCGATCGCTATTTGGACGCCAAATTCGTGGAGACCTTTCCCAAGGTTTCCCATTGATCACAACAAAGCAAACTCATTTTAGACCAATCCTTGGTGAAATTCTCTGGTTCGTCGAAGGGAGTTCTGATGAACGTCGACTAGCCGAGATCACCTATGGCACTCGCGATCCACAGCGCACTACTATATGGACCAAGAATGCTAATGCAGATTACTGGAAACACAAAGCACGTTTTCCTGGAGACCTAGGAGACGTGTATGGAGTTCAATGGCGTAAGTGGACTAATGCAACATTGAAAGCAAGTGGCGATAATCTATCCCATCCAACTGGTGGCACTACTTACTTTGATGCAAAGGTTCTTGTTGAGACGCACGATCAACTCAAGAACATTGTCGAGACAATCAAGAAAGATCCAGCATCACGTCGAATGGTTCTTACAGCATTCAATGTAGGAGCAATGGATAATATGGCTCTTCCACCTTGTCACATGTTCGCACAGTTCCATGTCAATGCTCGTACTGATAAATTGAGCTGCCAAGTTTACATTCGGTCAAACGATCTGTTCCTAGGCTTGCCATTCAACATTGCGTCCTATGCTATCCTCACGCAGATGATTGCCCAAGTAACTGGTAAGGGTCTCGGCGAATTGATCATTACTATTGGTGATGCCCACATCTATAAGAACCACTTCGAACAAATTAAAGAACAACTATCACGTAAGATGTTTGTTCCACCAGAACTTTCTATTAACCCCAAGGTAACCGATATTGATAGCTTTGAGATGTCAGACTTCTCTCTCGAAGGTTATCAATGTCACCCATCAATCCAAGCAGACATGGCAGTATGAATACAAAATCCGCAATTGACTCTTTCTTTCCTCAAGACACTGTAACAGAAGAACTTCTAAAATCTATCCCTAAGAAGGTTTATAACTGGCTGGATGGATTGGGAGAAGATCTTACATGCCCAGGCAGTTATCAAACTCTCCATTGGGAGTTCAATGTTGATGACACTAGTCATGTTTCAGTAGACGTAGATGGGGAAACAGTTACACTCTGGTGGGAAGGCCCTCCAGATAATCCGAGCTCATTGTGCAGTGATAGCAAGAAGTTAGAAGACATCCCAAATAACATTGAGTTCTTTACTCAGCTTGAAGAAGAATTTTATTCAACGCTCGAATCATTTGAAGAAGAACGTGACCGATAATACTGAAATCTTTAGACATCTCCGTCCTCAGTACATTGAACATGCACAGATGCAGTTAGTTCCTGGAACTAACGGGGGAATCTCTTTCATGCTGAAGCCTGCAGCTGAAAAGAAGTATGACTATTGGATTTACATCTGTCCAAAGGATGTCCAATTCTCTACTAAGCAAGCTGTCAAGTCGCTTCGAGATACATCAGCTAGAGATGCAATGCCTTGGGGTACGATAGAGCTAGATGGAACTCCTATCATTGATCAGCTAATTAGTTCTGTTCTTGCAGGGCGGCATGGTCTTCCTTCAGAAGTAACTGCCTACATTAGAGATATTCTGAGCCTATCAAACCATGCTGAAGCACGGTTAGCTGAGTATAAAGCTCTTGCTTCTACAACCAAAGTGCTATATGAAACAAATTAAGTTTGGGGATATGCTTCAGACAACTGAAGGTATCTTAGTCCATGGATGTAATGCCCAAGGTGTTATGGGTTCTGGAATTGCCGTGTCTATTAAGAACAAATACCCAAATGCATTCGCAGACTATAAGCAATTCTGTAGTCTAACACCGATGAATGAACGTCTTTGTCAAACAATATTCTCTTATGTGGGCACTCATTTAACCATAGCAAACTGTATTACTCAACTTCACTTTGGTAAAGAAGAAGGAAAACAGTATGTCAGCTACAGAGCTATTCAAGAGTGCTTTGAATCTCTTGCTAAGAGCGCATATCAATATGGCGATCATGTCAACTACCCTTTAATCGGTGCGGGTTTAGGTGGTGGCGACTGGGCTATCATTTCCGAGATCATCGACAACGTCTTTGCTAAGCCAGAATATGTTCACATTAACAGAACTTTATGGATTTACGAGTAGATTCTCATAAATAGTTTATCAATTATGTTTAGATAAACACCCAATGCAACTCATTCAGCTGCTACAAGAAGCAAGTTCCTTACCCCTGCAAGACTTAAAGAAGGCAATGTCTAAAGACAAGCGTGCCAACCCAGTCTTCAAGAAGGATCTAAAAGTCGAAGATATCCCAGACATGGGCGCCTTCCTTACAACGCTAAAGTTCTATCTATTCAATAACGATAATGTTCGTTCATTTGTAAAGACACGCGACAACATCAAAGAAGTATTCAAGTCTGGGTATGATGAGTTAAAGGTTCTCAAGCCAGCAGATGTTGACCAATCAAAGCTAGATGACATTCTAGAGTTCACTGCAGGTTTATTCAAAGAGCATGCATTCACTGCTAGAAACGGTATGTCTCCAGACCTAAAGAAAGAACTGAAGACTTGGGTTAACACTAGCAGCAATTACCATAACCTGTCTATGTGGGCTAGAAAAGAACTTGACTCATTGTCAGGTCTAAAGCCAGACAAGCGTATCATTCTTTATCGTGGCGTTCTATTCAGTGAGTACTCATTGAAGACTGAAAAGTCATGGGATGGCAAGATGCAAGACGGTAATGGAATGAAGTTCCTAAAGTCTATTCGCGATGGTGGTAAAGAGATCGATATCAACTGGGATAAGCCTTCAAGCTGGACAACAGATAAAGAAGTAGCAGACAAGTTTGCTAAGTATGGTCCAGCATCATCTAATTATTCAGCAACTTTGAACTGGCTATCTCGTGGTGAAAAGAAGATTGATGGAGCTTTAGGTTATGTTATCTCCACATTTGCAAACCCACAAGACGTGCTTATTGACATGCGTAGACTAACTGCTAGCATTGAAATGAAACACGGCGGTGAAGGTGAAGTTATTCTGAAGCCTGGCTCATATGTTGGACGTGTAGTAAAGAAATATACTGTTGAAGGTGAAGTAGATCCAACAGTCAAACCAGATACTGGTGAAGATTCCGTTGCAGCTAAATCGATAGAAGCAGTTTCTAAACACACTGAATCATTCTCAATTCCAGATGATGCTAAAGAGATTTTAAAGATTGCATCTGAATTAAGAAAGTTCTGGTCTACAGATGCAATCATGCTTCTTAAGTACCCTGACTTATTCAAGAAGCTTATCCTCAATAGCACGACTACTACTGCTACTCATTTGCACGATAAGCTTAATGAGTGGTATAAGAAAGAATTGCATCACGTTCAAGACGAAGACCTTCGTGCAGACAAGTACGCTACTAATGCAACCTTGTCGGAAAAGATACCAAAAGTAAAGAGTGTTGTAGAACACTTTAGAGAGAAGGTTAGTCATTCTAAATTCAAGACGGATAAAAATCCTAAGGCAGTTGGCCTAAAGCATGAGTTAACAGGTGATGAGTGGCGGTCAACTATCAAGGCATTTGATGTCAATGAAGTTGAAAGAGACTTACTTAGAGACGGATACATTACATCTTCTGAAGGTGCACGTTCATTCACTAAGATCACAGATGCATTAGGTGTAGAGCTTCCATCATCAGCTCGCTTCAATCAATTTGGTGCTGCTAAACAGAAGCCAGTCATCCAAGAAACACTTAAGAAGTTTATGAAGATGGTAGGTTTGTCTTATAATGAAGAAGAACCTAAAGAAGCAGAAAAGACTATGATCAACCTTATGCGTAAAGCGTATCGCAACTATGACATGCTTAGTGACATTGAAAGAATAAAAGAACGCATGGATACGGTAAAAGACGGAGAAAAGGAATGAGTTCATTCTTACAAATAATCAATGAGCGAGCTCCCACTGAAGCTCTAAAGTATGCAGAAGTTCTGGTGAACTTTATTGTTGGCAAGATGGATGTTGCTGAGATGAGAACAAATCGCGGTAAGGATTTCTCTTCTACTAACATGTACCAAATTCGTGTCAAGCCAAATGATAGAGAGACTGATCTTCAGTCTATCTTGAATCAACTTCAGAAAATATTGAAGAGCGCTGAAGCAAAGAAGTTAGGCATCAAGGACGTAGTGATCAACGATACGTCAGTTAACTCTAGTAAGTACTCTAGTGTTTCATTTGAAGCAGTAGGAACAGACTACGACGTAGTAGTCGCTAAAGGCGGTAATGGTGGTGAGCACTTTGAGCAAGACTTGCTACTTAGCATGGATAATTTTGTAGCTGGTATTGAAAGTTCAGACGAAGCGCAAAAGGCATTTGCTGCTCTTGAAGCAGTTGATAAGGCATTTAAACTCTCAAACGTTGTAGGTGTTTCTAAAAGAACAGGAACAACGAAACGCTCTGGTGATTTATCACCAGAAGAAACTGGTAAAATTATTGGAGATGTCATCGTCACATTGAAAAAGGGTGGTGAGAAATATATCTCTGTCAAAGATAGTAATGGTAAAACAGTTGCACAGTTTGGATTAGCTAAAGCTTTCAATGAAGACTTGACTGTTAATACTTCATCAACAGAATGGAAGACGTGGCTAGCACCATTCGGATTAGAACCAAAAAAGGTTGAAGCTGGTCTTAATGCTGCTAAAAATGGAACGAAGTTAGATTTCCCTGATATTGAAACAACTTCCAAGAAAGTTAAACCTGGTTCTCCTATTCAAAAGATTATGGAGAAGCTTTGGGGCTGCGATTACTATTACCTTCGCAAGAATGGTAAAGACTTCAAAGCTTTGAAGATTGATAAAAATTACGTCGATAATGAACTGCTTAAAAATATGCAGGTTACAAAGCTATGCTATCCGTCATCAGCCCGGAAGCAAATAAACATCTATCTCGAAAGTGATACGATGAGCTTCAAATTAGAAGTACGTAATCCCAGGGGTAAAGGTTCTGTAAAGCCAACTCAGATCCAGCTTACTATCATGAAAGGTGTCAAGTAAGACACCTATAAATAACCAGTGTACATATAAGGACAGGAGAAATGCCTAAAAACGAAGAATACATGCATCATCAGCCACGTAAGGCAGATAAGAAAAAGAAGCAGCGCTTCAATGAAGATGCACCTGAAAAACGCGTAAGTCGCATTAACTTTAAAAACTACATTCGTCAACTTGAAGAAGAAGATGCGATTAATGCAGATTTTGAAGACAGCGAACTTGAATAAGGATTAACCTGTGCTAGTCGTTCCAATACAAAAGGATTCCATCGAAACAAAAGATGGAGCCAAATATAAAGTTGTAGAGTACACCAACTATAAGGAAGGTGGGCCAGCTGTTTACGCCAAATCTCCAACGAGCAAAGAAGTAGCATTAGTTTATTTCTTTGACATCCAAAGTATTAATGGAACTAAAGTTGAGTATCAGCGTGGTACTAGGGTGTTTCATGCTCTTGGTAAAATTTCAAGAGATCAGCATCTTCCTCAACCTGATGATAAAATTGTTGTCCTTGACAATGGTATATCTGATGACGATGATGAAACTGGAAAACAAACTGCTAAGGTTGATAGCTTGAAGCTAAAATCAAAAGCATTAGGCATAAACAAGGGAATGTTTGTAAAAGATGATGACGGTAAAACATATCGTCTTAAGCAGATTCTGGATATTGAACCATCATTAGGTGGTGCATCATTCAATAGAGAAGCGTTTCTAAAATACTATAAAGATTATACTGGGGTTTAATATGGCAAAGTTACTAGGTCACGACATCATTAACGCTGAAGAATTTGGACAGTTTGTTGATGGTGAATATCAAATTTTTAAAGCTGCTGTTCAGAATGCTGCAGAAGCACACGCAACACTACTTACTAATGTAGCAATTACGGCTGAGCAGCATAAAAAAGAACTCCGTTTTTTAAAGATAGCATTAGCCGTTGTATTGGCAATTTCAGTTGTATCTATCTTTTTGGTATTAAAGCACTAAATAATTGAATACCATTGCGGAACAAGCATGTCAAAATTCGGTTTCATTTCAGACTTAGAAGAAGATTCTAAATCGCCTAAGCAAAAATACCAACTGTTTGAAGCTGAGATAGGTTTCGAAAAGGTGAGTGTATTGGTGCCCTTTGATAAGGCAGAAGACTTTGAGAAAGCAGCTCTGCATGCTAAACCAAAGAGTGCTGTGTCTCTAATTAAATTAGCAACAAAATACGGGGGCATTAAACAATGACCGTATTACAGTTATTTACCAATAATGCTGTCTCGCTGCTTGACGCCCCACTAAATTCTAATGATGCAGTAATTTATGTACAGGCTGGGTTAGGACAGGGGTTTCCGCAACCAATAAATCCAGGCGAATTCTTCTTAGTAACTCTTGAAGACATTGCCAATCCATCTAAACGGGAAATTATAAAGTGTATTGCTAGAACTGGTGATTCACTTGTCATTGACCCTGCTGGTCGTGGGTGGGAGGGGTCAACCCCTTTAAACTGGTTAGCGCATGATACTTTAGTCGACCATCGCATTACAGCAGGTACAATTGAAGACGCTTTTTTGTCTCCTGTTTCTGGTGGGATAGGGCCGGTAGGCCCAAAGGGCGATAAGGGTGACCAGGGTATTCAGGGTATTCAAGGACCAGCTGGTCCTACTGGACCAGCTGGAACTGGTAGTGGCTCTGGTGGTGCTAGCATCGCTGGCTCTAATCAAGACCCAGTTACAGTTGAACCTGCCTGGACAAATCCAGTAACTTTACCTGTTCCATATTCTGACTTTAAACGCGGTCACAAATTTTGGGTAACAATTTACTGTCCAACAAACGGTTTAGCACAGACATTTGAAGTACTTGCTATTGTTCAGGGTCATATTTCTGCAGCAACTGAAGTAATCGAATGGACCCGTACTAATCGCATAGGTTACAATTTTGCAGGAACATTTAACATTGTGCTAGATCGTACACTTAACAACCTAGTCTTAGATTGGACAAATAGTGAGCCACTAATGACAGTTACTGTGCAAGTTGCACACCTTTCTCTATAATGCATAACATTTAATAAATAAGATTTATAAAATTCACCTCGCTCGATTCACGGGCTAATTATTAGGAGACACTAAATGTCACAAGATTTCTTCCGCATTGAGCGTGGCCTTGAGCTCGATGAAACAGTTCAAATTCTTCAAGGTTCAGGTATTCCAGGCGTCACCGGCGATTCAGTTGACGCTCCTGTAGGTTCAACATATCAAGATAGCTCTGACGGTTCTTTGTTTACGAAGATTACTGCTGGTGCTGGCGCTGAAAAATGGCAGAAAATGGCATCTGAAAAGTATGTCAATGATGCTGTCGGCTCAACAGTTTCTTGGAGAGAGCCAGTTGCAGTACGTGATAATGTAGCAACAGTTCTACCAACAGGTACAGCTGGTAATCCAACAGTTATCGATGGAGTATCAATTGCTAATGGTGGCCGAGTTCTTTTCTCAGCTATTATTGGTGGTGCTGGTAAGAACATTTATGTTTACAACCAAGCTGCTGGTACCTTCGCTGAAGATATTAACATGGAATCGACTGGCGATGCTGCTTATGTTATTGGCGGTTCTTCTGCTGGTAAGACATTCGTATTCAATGGCACGCTTTGGGTTCTTACTGACCAATCTTCACTTGACGAAGAAGGTTTTATTCGTGCATTCATTGGTAAATCTGGTGCTGGTAATGTTCCGCCAACATACATCTCCAATAACTTCATCAGTGATGGTCAAAGTTTAGAAGTTGCAGTTGGTTATCTTGATACAGCACTTGGTGCTAATGTTGCTGATGCTAATTTTGTTAGATCTGCTTTCAAGGTAAATGCTAACATTCAGGCTCTTGATACAGGTCTTGGCGCTAAGGTTTCAACTGGTAACCATATTTCTACGGCTGACTCGACTAACCAGAACATTCAATCTCTTGACACATTTGCTGGTGCAGCACTTGGCGTAGGTAACTTTATTGCTCTTGATCAGCAATTGTCTGCTGCTATTACAGCACTTGACTCTGAGCTTGGACCAAATCTTGTTGACGGAACATATGTTCTTAATGCAGCAAAGGTAAACCAAAATATTCAAGCTCTTGATATGGGTCTTGGCGCTAAGGTTACAACTGGTTCTTATATCAGCGGTACAGTAGCAACAAATGCAAATATTCAAGCTCTTGATACAGCTCTTGCTGCAACAGCACTTCAAATATCCGTACCATCTGTTCAATCAATCACTACTATTGATTCAATCGCTGGTGCTCTTAGTGCTAAATGGCTTGTTAGAGTTACTGATGGTACAAGTGTTTACTCAACTGAAGTTTATGCAACATCAAATGGCGTGTCTGCTGACTATACACGCTATGGTACATTGAAGCTTGGCGCTAGCATTACGGGTCTTTCAGTAACTGTTGACCTTGATGTATCTGGTGCTCTTCGTTTGCGCGTTGCATCCGCTGGTATTGTTAGTGTTCTTGCACGTAGAGTTGGTGTTATTGCTTAATTTTTAAAGGTTACATCTTGTGGCGGATATCAGTCTCTCATTTTCAGCTGAAGGTGGTATCAGTCTTGATGATCTTGTAGGCATTTTCACAGGAACAACGGATCCTAGTATTGCTGGTGAAACAGCTCCCCTAGGTTCGTTGTTTGTACGTCAAAATGGACAGCTATTCCAGAAAACTGGTCCTTCCGATTTGGATTGGATCAGTTTTTCACAAGGGTTGTCCGAAGCCGTTAAGATTTCATCTACTGATACAACGGCGAATTTTCTTAACTTTAAGTTATTAACAGCGCCATCCCTTGTAAAGGTCTTAGCAAACCCAAATGGTGATGAAACAATTACTCTTGACTTGTCAGATGTCGGTACTGCGGGGACATACACCCAAATTACTACTGATGCTAAGGGACGAGTAATTAGTGGTACCAACCCTGGATTCCTTACACAGAATAACCAAATTACTATTAGCGGTGACGCTACTGGTATAGGTCAAACTACAATTTCTCTTACGCTTGTAGATACAGGCGTAGTAGCTGGTTCATACGATGCAGCTACAATCACTGTTGACTCTAAAGGTAGAATTACTAGCGCATCTGGTGGTGTAGCTGGTGGTGCAATGACGGCACTTTATAATGCGTCAACTGGTTCTCAAGTTATTGCCGCTCCTGGCAATGGCAAAATTAGATGGAACACTGTTACTCAGATTAATGCTACGCATATTATTATTGCAGCATTAACAAATAACAGCCTTGACATCTCTCCTTATCTTGCTACGATTGTTGCTAATACAGTCCTATGGATACAAGATAAAACGAATTCCCAAAACTATCAACGCTGGTTAGTTGATAGTGTAACTGCTCATACCGGTTGGTATGACTATGGCGTCACGCTACTAGATTCTTCTGGTGTTCAGTTCGTAAATAACAGATCACTTGCAGTTAATTTTAACTTCGCTGGTTCTTCAGCATCGGTTACTTCTATAGCACTTGATGCACCAGTAGCAGGTATTTCTGTAGCTGGTTCGCCAATTTCAACCTCTGGTACATTCACACTTGCATTAGAGAATGATCTTGCTGCAGTTGAAGGTCTATCTACTTTAGGTATTGCAGCCCGTACAGCAATTGATACTTGGACTACACGCACTATTAATGGGACTACAAATAGAGTTGTAGTTACAAATAGTGATGGCATTGCCGGTAGCCCAACTATTGATATTGATTCTGCATATCTAGGTCAATCTTCTATAAGCACAGTAGGAACAATTACTACTGGCGTTTGGAATGGTACCGTTGTATCAACTGAATTTGGTGGTACTGGCCGTAGCACTATTGGTAATCCTAACACCCTTCTTGGCGTTACAACTACCGGAACAGAATTAGAATATAAAGAGCTGATTGGTGGTACTGGTATCACTGTTAACCCAACACCTCAACAAATTGTTATTACAAATGCTGGTGTTGTAAAGATTACGGGGACAGCGAATCAAGTTTCAGTAACTCCTACGTTGGGTACTGGTTATGTAACTCTTGCTCTTCCACAGAATATTGATTCTACAGCATCACCAATATTTACTAAAGTAACTGTTGCTACAGATCCAACACAGCCATACCAACTTGCCACTAAGCATTATGTTGATAATGCTATCCAAGGTTTGCAAGTCAAAGGTGCAGTTCGTGCAGCTACAACGTCTGATATTGTCCTTAGTGGTGAACAAACTGTTGATGGTATTGCTCTTGTAACTGGCGATAGAGTTCTTGTTAAGAATCAAAGTGCTGCTCAAAGCAATGGTATCTACATTGTTGATGTAGCTTCTTGGACCCGGGCTTTAGACCTTGATGTATGGACTGAAGTTCCAGCATCATTCACTTTCGTTGAAGAAGGCGATTCACTTCAAGACACTGGATGGATTTCTACTGCTAATGCTGGTGGTACATTAGATACAACAGCTATTACTTGGGTACAATTCAGCTCAGCTGGTATTATCCAAGCAGGTACAGGTCTTACAAAGATTGGTAATACAGTTTCTATTACCAACACTTCAGTTACTCCTGGAGCTAGCTACAATAACTTCACAGTAAATGCGCAAGGTCAAGTAACCTTTGCATCTACTATTCCTTACTTAACCAATAACCAAACAGTTGTTCTTGGTGGAGATGTTAGTGGTAGTGGTGCAAATGCTATTACAACAACTCTTGCATTAACCGGTGTTGGAGCAGGCACTTATACTTCTGTCACAGTAGATACTAAGGGTCGAGTAACTGCTGGTACAAATCCAAATACATTAGCTGGCTATGGTATTACAGATGCTCAGCCGCTAAATTCTTATCTTACTGCAGTCACAGGACTTTCAGTAAATGGTTTCGTTATTAAAGGCGGCGACCTTGCATTCTCTCGTTCTATAGTTGCTGGATCTTCTAAAGTTGTAGTTGTCGATGGTGATGGTATTCTTGGTAATCCAACAATAGATGTAGTAGAAGCAAATCTAACTCTCAATAATATTGGTGGTACTTTAGGCATCACAAAGGGTGGTACAAATCTAACTACTCTTGGAACTTCTAATCAAGTTCTTGCTGTTAATGTTGCTGCAACTGGTTTAGAATACAAGACCTTCACTGGCACTCACATCACCGTCACATCTACTGACAGTGAAATCAATTTTGAGACAGTCAATAATGGTACCGTAACTTCCATTGACGTTCTTGGCTCAACAGGAATTGCTTCTGTTGGTGGACCAATTACTTCTTCTGGAACTATTCAGCTTACTTTAGGTACTGAACTTCAAGCTCTTGACGGTCTTAGTACATTGGGTTTCGTAACTCGCACAGCTTCTGGAACTTATACAACACGCTCTGTAGTTTCTGGTGCTAGCACTATTAACATTACCAATCCGATAGGTGCAGTTGGTAATATTGGATTAGACCTAGCAACAGTTGGAACCGCTGGAAATTATTACAAAGTTACAACTGATATTTTTGGTCGCGTAACTTCTGGTGCTGCTAATGTTCCTTGGTCCGTGATCAACCTTACTCCATCTACACTAGGTGGATATGGAATTACAGATGCACAGCCTATTAACACCATCCTAACTGGGGTTATAAATTCTCCATTATCTGGATTGATGGTAAAGAATGGTACAAGCGGAGTTATTCGTACTATAGTAGCAACAACTCCAAAGATTGTTGTAACTAATGGTGATGGTGTAGCAGGAAATCCTTCTATTGATCTAGGTGCAGTTAATCTTGGTGACCTTGCTAATACAGTAGTTCCTTCTCCAGCTACAGGTGACTCACTCGTATTCGATGGTACGAACTGGATAAATGGTTCTGTTACTCCTAAGCTTTATGCTGAGCATCACATCTCCGAAGTTCCTCCAGTTGCCACAGGAATCAATTCAATTGCTTTAGGTTCTGCAGCAGATGCAGCAGCCCATGATTCGGTTGCCATTGGCGTACAATCTCTTTCCAGATTGCCAGGTATAACACAGGCTAATGGCCGCTTTGCAACCCAAGGTGATGCACAGGCAGGTAAATATCTTCTTAGAACAGGAACTATCAATGCATTCCCTGCAGAGATGTTCTTAGATGGAACTAACGGTTCAGAAAGATTACAACTTACTTCTGACATGACATGGGTCTGGGAAGTAACTATTATTGCACATAGAACAGACAGTTCAGATCATGCAGGTTTCAAACTTAAGGGTGTAACTTACTGCGGTGCATCACTAAATAGTATTACTATGCTAGGGACACCTACAAAGGAAATCTTGGCTCGCAGTGACTCTTCATGGGATGTATCAGCTTCGGTTGATCCAACTCAAGGGTCTCTAAAATTGACAGTTACAGGTGCTACAGGACAATCGATTAGATGGTTCGCTGTAGTAGAAACAACAGAAGTTACAAATTAAAGGGAGTTCTTAAATGGATTTTAATCATGACACCGGTACGATTCTTACTGGTCTACAAACACTTGACGTAACCACAACTCCTCCTCTTGGTGGTGTAGCTGGTGTTCTTTCAATCATTGGTACTGGTGCTGTTGTTCTAACAGCTGGTACCACCGCACAACGTCCAGCTGGTGTTGTTGGCGCTTTGCGCTATAACACAGATGCATCTGACCTTGAATACTATAATGGCACAGCTTGGGTTCAGCAAACCGGTGGTACAGTAACTTCTATCGCTGCTACTGGTTCAACCGGTCTTACAGTTGGTGGTTCCCCAATCACTTCATCTGGTACTCTTACATTCACTTTAGCTTCAATCCTTTCAAGCTTGTCTTCATTGGCAACTTCTGGTTTGACAGTTAATAATGCTGGTGTTATCTCTGCTGTAACAATTACTGGTACTGCTGGTAATGTTGTTGTCACAAACGGTTCTGGTACTGCTGGTGCTCCAACTATTAACCTTGCAACTGCTGGTACTCCAGTAACAGGTTTCTTTGGTCAAGTTACAACTGATACATTTGGTCGCGTAACTGCTACAGCAGCTGCTACTTCGGCTAACATCACAACTGCTCTTGGTTATACTCCAGTTAATAAAGTTGGTGATACAATGGGCGGCATCCTCAACATGGGTGGTTTCGTTATCTCTAACGTTGGTACTCCAGTTGCTGGTACAGACGCTGCTAACAAGAATTACATTGACCAAGCTATTGCTGGTCTTTCTTGGAAGCAAGAAGTTGCAGTTGCAACTACTGGTAACATTACTCTTTCAGGTCTTCAAGCTATCGACGGTTACACAACTATCGCTGGTGATCGCGTCCTTGTTAAGAACCAAACTACTGGCTCTCAGAACGGTATCTACATTGCAGCAGCTGGTGCATGGACCCGCTCTACAGATGCTGACCTTGCTACTGAACTTGTTGGCGCAGCAGTTTATATTACTCAAGGCACATCACAAGCAGATACAGGCTGGACGCAAACTGTAGACACCATCACTCTTGGCACTACATCACTTGTATGGTCTCAGTTCTCCGGTTCAAATACATACGTTGCAGGTGCTGGTCTTACTCTTACAGGTAACTCCTTCGCAATCACTGCTCCAGTATCTATCGCTCTTGGTGGTACCGGTCTTACAACAACTCCAGCAAATGGTGCTCTTGATATCGGTAACGGTACAGGCTTCACACGTACGACTCTTACAGCTGGTACTGGTGTTTCAGTTACTAACGCTGCTGGTTCTATCACACTTGCAAATACTGGTGTAACAGCTCTTACAACTAACACTGGTCTTTCAGCTAACGTATCTGCTACAGGTGCTGTAACTGTTACCAACACTGGTGCTCTTTCTGTTGCTGGTACAGCTAACCAAGTTCTTGTAAACGGTACTTCTGGTGCTGCAACAACTGGTGTTCTTACACTTACATTGCCACAAGCAATTGCAACAACATCTTCTCCAACTTTCGCTAACATCACTGACTCTGCTTTGACAGCTAATGGTCATGTTTATGCTGGTGTAGGTGGTCTTCTTTCTTCCACTGCTGCTGGTACAAACGGACAGATCCTTATCAGCTCAACAGGTGGTGCTCCAGTTCTTGCTACAATCACTGGTACAGCATCTCAAATTGGCGTAACTAATGCTGCCGGTTCTATCACTCTTACCAACCTTGGTGTTCTATCCAATGTTGCTGGTGCTGGTATTTCTGTATCTGGCGCAACTGGTAACGTTACTATCGCTAACACTGGTGTTACATCCATTGTTGCTGGTACTGGAATCTCTATCTCTGGTGCTACAGGTGCAGTCACAGTTAACAACACTGGCGTTACTTCTGTTGCTCTTGCTCTTCCAGCTATCTTCACAGTTTCTGGTTCTCCAGTTACAACGACAGGTACCTTGACTGCAGCTCTTGCTACTCAAACTGCTAACACAGTATTCGCAGCTCCTAATGGTTCAACAGGTGCTCCTACATTCCGTGCTCTTGCATATGCTGATCTTCCAATCAAGTTGTATGTAGAAAATCCATCTACTCCTACAGCTCCTACAGCTGCTGGTGCTAATGCAGTTGCTATCGGTTCTGGAGCTTCAGCTTCTGCAGCTAACTCTGTAGCAGTTGGTGCTGGTTCTTCTGCAACTCTTGCTGGTTCATTCGCTACAGCTGGTGGTTCATTCGCTACAGCTGGTGATGCTCAAGAAGTTGATGCTCTTCTTCGCAACATTACAACTACTGCAACAGCAACCGAATTGTTCCTTGACGGTACAGCAGGAACTCAGCGTTTTGTTCTTCCTAACAACTCTGCAGCATCATTCACAATCTTGGTAACAGCACGTCGTACTGATGCTACTGGTGGTGCAGCTGGTTATAAGTTTGAAGGTAACATCCGTAAGGATACAACTTCAGCTTCTACAGCTCTTACTGGTACTCCAACTAAGAACGTACTTGGTGAAACAAACGTTGGTTGGGATTGCAGCGTATCAGCTGATACAACAAACGGCTCTATCAAGGTCACAGTAACTGGCGAAGCAGCTAAGACAATCCGTTGGGTTGCTTCTGTTAAGGCAGTAATCGTAACTAACTAATAGGAAGTAAAAGTGGAATTTGACCACAGCTTTGAAGTAATCTACCCTTGGACAACAGGGGTAGATTCAATTACCTTAGGCGGAACAGCTGGTGTTAATATCCCAGCTGGTGCTACTGCGAGCAGATCATCTGCTCCTGTTGCTGGTTCCACTCGTATCAATACTGATACTTCTCAATTAGAATACTATACTGGTTCTGCGTGGTTGTCACATGGTGCTATTGCTGCTGGAACTGGTATCGCTATCAACACAGTGAGTGGTGTTTCAACCATCTCATCGTCTGGTGGTTCTGTTACATCGGTAGGATTATCTTTACCATCAATTTTTACTGTTAGTGGTACGCCTGTTACTTCAACCGGCACGCTAACAGCTTCGCTTACATCCCAAGGAGTTAATACCGTTCTTGCTGCTCCTTCGGGAGCAGCAGGCACTCCAACATTCAGAACGATTGGTCTTGCGACTGGTGATCTAAATGATGTGACTATTACTGGAGCTGCTGCAGGTCAAGTGCTTTCATATAATGGGTCAAAATGGATTAATGCCGCCGCTGCGGGCGGGTCGGGTGCTGGCAGCGCAAGTGGTTTAGTTGGTTTTGGTCAGACAGGTGTCTATGCATGGACACTATTATCTGGCACGACTTACTATGCAGACTTCCCGCACAACCTAGGTACTTACAGTGTGGTTGTAACCATATTCGACAGTTCAACCAACATTGTTGTGCAGGCCGATATGGTCACATTGACATCTAATAACAATGTTAGAGTTCAAGTTACTGGCAATTCTAGAACACTTAGAGTTGTAGTCGTATCCTTTGGTTCAACAATCACGGGTGTTGCTACTCCGTCAGCTGTTATCACCCAGATGGGTGGCGTACAAGTTAGTGCAGCAGCTACTACATTGAACTTTACTGGGCAAGCTGTTAAAGTTTCTGATGCTGGTTCAGGTACAACCAATATTTCTATTGGTGCCCGCTACACTTACTTTGCTAACTCATTAGACTCTGTTAATAGTGCTGATTTTGCTGTGAATGGATTATCCCCTGTTACGACTGACCCATTGAGCCCAGCATTTAACGTTCGTTCATTCTTGAACACTGCTGAAACTGGTGTAGGTCTTATGTGTTCCATTCCGCAAGGAGCTACACAGCTTACATTACGTTTGAAAGGTAGACCGGCTACTGCTCCTGTTGCTTCTTCAGTTGTTATGTTCAAGCTGTACAATCGTTTGATCTCAAGTGGCGCATCAATGGGTGCATGGTCTGGCACTAACTTAGCTAATAACGTTATTCCAACAAATGCTTTCTTCCAGTACTTCAATCAAACGCTTTCATTAGCTACTCTTGGATTGACTGCTGGCAATCTTTACCAATTTGAAATTACTAGACCTACAACGGGTTTCACTGGTACAAACTTACCTTACGCATTCTTATTAGCGGAGATTACTCTGGAGTTCTCTTAAAATGGCTATTAAGCTCAATGCTTCTAATTCGCACATGTATGTTTCTGGAGCAAATTTTTCCGCATCCACCAGTCCATACACTATTAATGTTTGGATAAATGCAAACTGGAATGGTGGCACAGTAGCAAGCTTTGTTGGCATGTACAATGGCGTACCATTAACAGGAACTCCTACAACAGGTTTGCAAATTGGAACTAGAAACGGTGCAGGTGATGTAGCTATTTGGACATACGGTGGTACCGTTTTAGTTACTAGTGCTAATGCGGTCATGACTCCCTACAGTAATAAGTATGCAATGGTGACATATACTTATGATGGCACTACACACAGATTATATCTTAATGGTGTTCTATTAAATACTGGTACAGTAACTCAGCTGCCAGGTACATTCACACAGATTTTCATTAATGGCTATCCCCCAACAGGAAATGCTAATGAGACTGCAGCATATTCTTTAGATACTTACGGTTACTACGATAGAGATTTATCAGCAGATGAACTTATTACCATCTATAATTCTGCTGGAACACGTAATGGTATTTTCTTTGGAGAGATTGTTAGGTATGAGTTTGATGAACTTGCTGAAGGTGCTACGGCAACAGCAGCAGTTGATCTTTCTGGACATAATAATCCGATGCTATATTCAGGAACAGGAACAGCCATCACGTATACTTACACTACTTCATATGCAGATTCAAACACAAGGCCGGTATTATGACAACAGAAGTCCTAGGTAGTTATTCATTTACATCATCACCTACTATTAATGGCGATCCACTTATAGTTTCGACTAGCGGAACAGTTCCTATTATAGCTGCAGGCATTACATCATCGCGACCTACTGCAGGTATAGTAGGTCGAATTTATATTGACACTACTACGTTGAATATTGGTAGAGATAATGGTGCATCTTGGGATACGTTGGGCGGCGGGGGTAGCGGAAGTATTACTGCTACAGCAAATGAAACATCAGTTGCTGGTTCAACAATTGGACTTGCTAATGATGCTATATTTCCTGGTACTGGTGGTGTAACATTCCCTATTGGCACTACAGCTGAGCGCCCTGTCGCTCCAAATAATGGTCAGACCCGCTGGAGTTCTACTCTTGGATATGCTGAACAGTATAATGGCGCAGTATGGCAGCCATTAGGAAAAGTTATTCAAAATGTTACTGGTCCAGTGCCACAATCTTCTGGTACAATTACTGCTGGTATTCGCTGGACCTTAGGTGCTACAGCACCAACTACAGCTCAAGGCTTCCAGCTTTGGACTCAGTCTGTTACTCCAGTGTCTGCAGCTTCTAAATTTATCATTCGCTGTACACTATCTGCTTCCTATTCTACTACTAATACACCTATTTTCCTAGCAATCTTCTCTGGCACAACCTGTATTGGCATGACATTACTTTCTGCATCGTCGGTTGCCAACCAATCTGTAAATATAGCAATCAATATTTCACAGCCTTCTGTGTCTACTGCAGCGATTACATTTAGTGCTCGCTTAGGTGTTACAGCTGGTACAGGCGTTTTATATTGGAACCAAGGTGCCACAGCATTACCAGCTACAATGGTAACAGAATATGAAATAGAAGAGGTCTTATAATGTCAGCAGCTAGTTACATTGAAGTTCTAACCCAATATTTTCCGAATGTTGGGGCAACTGCTGTTGGCTCAGCATTTGAGTACAACGACTTATTGCACGTCAATGGTGACCCTATACCTCCAAAATCAGAATTAGATCCATATCTTATAAAAGTTCTTCAAAACAATAAGTGGAAAGAAATTCAACAATATCGAGATCAGCGTAAAGTACTTGGAACATTAGTTGGAACTAAGTGGTTTAACTCAGATGACTTCTCCCGTATTCAACAATTGGGATTGGTTATGATGGGAGCAAATATGCCATCAGGCATTATGTGGAAGACTATGGATGGTACATTCATCCTTATGACACCACAGTTAGCGCAACAGATCTTCTTTGCTGTTGCTTCGCAAGATATGACCATCTTCGGAATTGCTGAACATCATAGACAAGTTATGATGACATCAGAACATCCAGATGTATATGATTTTTCACAAGGTTGGCCTAAAGTGTATGGAGAATAACGATGCAAGAATTTCTTAGAAAATATTTCGGTGGGTTGATTAACTGGTTCTCGACTGCAGTTGGAAAAGTAAATTGGAAACAAACCCGTCAAATTACAGAAGCAGACAAAGCTACTATCATGGCTATGTTAGAGAAGGATTACTACATTATCGCAACGCGACATGGTAATCATCTGTCAACATATGTTATTAGTTTGGCAGGTTTCATAGCTACTGGAAGATGGAGTGTCTATGGACACGTATGTATGAATCTTGAAGGCGATAATCCAGAAAAGAAAGATTTTCGCTTAGTTGAAGCAGTTGGAACAGGTTCAAAGTATTCTACTTTTGATGAAGTCTTTGGTGATGCAGATGGTGTATGCTTGATGAAACCAAGAAGCATGACTGTTGATCATTGGACTGCTGTTCTTGACAAAGCAAAGACAGAAGTTGGTAAGCCTTACGACACGCTGTTTGACCTAGCAAATGATACTGCAGTTAGCTGTGTTGAATTGGTTAGAGATGCTCTTCAAGGCGAACCGCATTACGCTGAAGACTTCTCTCACTTTGAGAAGATGATAAATAAGATTAAGAACTTGACTCCTCAAATGTTTAGAGATTGCCCAGACTTTTCTGTTGCGTACGAAGTAAGAAGATAAATGTCCATTAATGCATGCTCGATTAACGAGTACACCATCAACACCCTATGCGGTAGAAGAAGACAGGCTATCATCGATAGTCTTCGTCCTCCTGTACCTACAGTTGTTGGTGTAGGCGGACAGCAGCAGCATGTTAGACATCCTCTTCAAGCATTTAGACGAGATGTTGAGCACGAAGATCACATTGATGTTAACACACTTGAGCATTCACATGTACAGGTTACAATTGAATTAGCAGGTCAGACATTTACGCAAACGCTACAACAGGACAATAGCGTTCCTGTCGTGTCTATCTATGCTCTTTCAGTTAGTGATAATGTTAACGAACAAGTAAATATCTCAGATATTTCAATCAAGGTCCTTTAAAATGCATCTTTCCTTTCCAGCAAATAAACAGATAGAATTAAGCTTTAAAGTTGGTATTGCTGGAACATCAAGTGTTCCGCAGTCAGTTCAAATCGTGTTAGAAAAAAATTCGATTGCCTTAGCATTTTCAGCTAGCAGTCACGGTGATATGTGGACTGCCATTATTGACAGCCCAGGCACGACATTTGGTACTGGTCAAGTCAAAATGAGCGTTAACGTTTTGCTTAACAGTAAGCTGTTTACTCCAATGAAAGGCACTGCTGATATAACTGCAGATGCTGAAAGTGAAGAACCTTTAAGTGCAGAAGAGCAAGTAGAACTTTCTTCTACAGCAGAACAAGTTGTTCCTGACGATGCAGAAGAATTGGCTACATCTAAAGAAAATCCACCAGTTCAGCTAGGAGCTAAAGATATAAGGGAATTATTCCTAGCTGCTAAAAAGGCACCTGTTACAGAAAAAGTAGAAGTAGTCGTTCGTCCTATGAAGATGCAACTTCTTAAGTCTATTGAACCTGGTTCTACTAAGCCGAAAGTAGTAAAAGTGATAGAATCTACGATTGCTAGACAACCCGAGTCACTTTTTAAGCTCAAAAAGTCAAAAATAGTGTACAAATAAGCATAAAACAGTGTACTTTTAACCTGAATCAGTGTATAATTACTTATCAGGTTAAAGAAAGTAAGGTTCAGTATGTTTATTCTAGCTTTTTATGCATTTGCTCCAGCAGTCGTAATGTACTTAATTGGGCTTCGTAAGCCAATTCTGTTTTATCTTGCGCTCCTTATCATAATTGCTGTTCTTGTTGTTGGTATTGTTACCGGTTTGCTTTGGTCATTCTTTTTTGTGCCAAATGATTATTGGCACAGCATGGAAGCAGATTTTCCTAAGTTCTGGTTTACTTGGGTAATTAATAACGCTGATCAAAGTGCAGGAACATTATGGTATATTCTTGCTGCTCCTTATGTTCTAGTTGCTGATTTCTTCCGCTTCTATTTCTACCTCAATGTTTTCCACGGTTCTATTCCACTTTATCTTGCTGAATCTATTACATGGTGGTGGATTTTAGTACATGGTATGCTCGCATTCCGTATAGTTGGTTTCAAACGAGAAGTAGCAGAAGGTTAATTGAATTAAATTTCACGATATGAAAAGGCTCCTAGCGGGCCTTTTCGCTGTTTCGGAGTAAATAAGTAATGGATAATAAAGCCTATAACGTCATCACACTTACCCATCTCACGCCAGAATGGTGCGATAGAGATATGGTAATGTTCCACGCGATGTTTCAAGTCTTAGTTGACTTCGTGGAACTCGAACACCCCTTTACTTTCGATTTTGACATGACTGAGCGCATGACGGATAAAGGTGTTATGCTTGCAAAAATTGAAGAGATGAAGCGTCAAGAATATGTTGAGGCACATTATTACTATTCAAATATTAGAGACGAAGATAAGTTGGTAGCAAATGTCGAAGCATTAAACCATGCATTTCGAATGGAAGAGATATTTAATCTCTATAACTGGTATACATCCAAATTATACGATCTACCAGATGCACACTACGAATTACCTGTGGAGCAAATGATGAAGACAGAAGATGAACACACAAATACTATCAACCATATGCTGCAGCGGGTTTTGAACGTCAGACAATACTTATGGACATAGCTATGAAGAACTACCTTGAAAATGCAGATGGGAGCAGAGTAGATTTTAATGATATATCATTGGAGTCTCTTGGCTCCCATATGTTATTTGGGGGAGTAGATAATGAAACTATTAGAGAGTCTGTGGGATTTATTCTTAAAGCTAACCAAATATTCCAGCCGACCAGAGATATTAGTCTGTTTATCAATACTATTGGTGGGGATTGCTACGACGGCTTTGCTCTTATTGATGTTATGGCTATATCGAAAATGGACATCAAGACGATAGGTCTTGGAAACATTTTATCAATGGGTGTTTTAATCCTGTGCGCTGGCACAAAAGGTAAACGCTACATGACAAAGAACACTCAAGTTATGGCTCATCAGTTCTATGATGATGTTGGTGGTAAGTTCCACGAAATCGCTTCAGCCTATAAAGCTAACTTATATCTTGAACAGCAGTTCATACAGCACTTCAAAACTCACACCTCTATGAATGAAAAGCAAATCAAAGAGGTGTTGTTTGGGCCTTCAGACAGATGGTTGTCGCCTTCAGAGTGCAAGAAGTTCGGACTTATTGACCATATTATAGACGAACTGCCAGACTTTAATAAGGGTCATCAGACTCCATCGACTTCATCGAAATCAGGACGTCGAGCTCATTAATAAATTTGAGATATTGGTTAGCAAATGAAGCATCAATGCGACGCATGGCATAGTACTTTTCATTCATAAGATGCTTAACATCCATCAATTGAATTACTGACATATCCCGCCACTCATTTTTAGGTGGTATTATTTTTTCTTCTGTCGCCATATGTTATCTCCTATCATTTATTTACTGATTACCAATCGTGAAAAGCTGGTGGGCAACTATAAATAAATCATAACAATGCAGATGTTCAAACATAGGGAACACAATGAGACTTAATGAAATCAAACAGGTAAATGTAGGCGAGTACGATCTCAAGGAAGGTGTTATTCCTACACATATTTCCATGACATTAGAACAGGTCATAACTGCAGGCAAAATCACAAACAGCGTTCAAAACTTTATCATGGCTGGTTTGATCAGCATGTTCAAAGATGGCGGCCCTTCTCGTTGGCCTCGTGATCTTAATTCTTATTCCATGGCAACAAGTTCAGATCTAGTAGAAGCAGTTAAGCTTTTATCAGCTAATGAATCGGTTGAACTTGCAGGCTGGTTGTTACAACAACTGGCAAACCCAGCATCCTTTGAATCTAATACGTTTTGCAATAATACAATGCAGACAAATGAATGGGTTCGTTGGGTATTGAAACGACAAGAATAAATTCCAGAAACAATTTTAACTTAAGAAAGGAGTGTTACCCTCAATAGATGAACATTGCCCGGTGATTGACTTTTATCAACCAAAATTTTAATTAAGGAGATCCTTAATGACAACTAAGCGTAAGCAACGCTATCCACAGCCCGTTCCTGAAACAACAGCGGGCGCAAAAGTCAAAGTCAGACAACAACTCAAGCCTAAGAATTTTACGCAAGAGATGTATCTAGAATCCCTCCAAGAACAGCTCCTTACGATATGTAGCGGTCCAGCTGGTTCAGGAAAAACCTACCTCGTTACGCACGTCGCTGTCCAAAAGCTCATCAACAATGAAGTTGATAAGATCGTCCTTACGCGCCCCGTAGTCGAAGCCGGTGAACACTTGGGATTCTTGCCTGGCACGTTAGAAGAGAAGCTAGATCCATATCTGCTTCCACTTATGGATGCTTTAGAAGACCACGTAGGTCCTACTATGGCTAAGAAGTTGGTTGAAGCTGGAAAGATTGAGGTGGCACCACTGGCCTTTATGAGAGGTCGGACATTTAACAATGCATTCGTTATTCTTGACGAAGCGCAAAATTCAACAGTGGAACAAATTAGAATGTTTGTTACACGACAAGGGTACGATAGCATTTTTGCTATCAATGGTGACTTGAGTCAAACTGACTTACAGAAGCCGAGAGATGCTGGAGCTGACTGGGAGAACGGGCTTCAGTACATTATTAGAAAACTTAAGGGGAGGGACGCAAGTATCAACTATATAGAATTCCTAAACAGAGACGTTGTTAGATCGGCAATGGTTCAGCGAATCCTTACTTTGCTAGACGCACCTGAACCCCGCAAATCTGCTGAAAAACCTGCAAGGGTTAACGGCGCTAGACACAGCTTCATAGACGAGCCTGAGGGTATCGCACTACATTCTGCGTAGAGCACATCATCAATAGACCTGGGCCGATTTCAAAGGAGGGATCGGCCCAGCGTTCTGTATAAATATAAGCTATAAGCTTATACAACTAAACCGGAATGTTGGATAAGTATTTTACCTAGTGACCCGGCACTATGGAGACACTATGACTTATATTGTAAATTGGGCTAGCAAGAATGCGCAAGGCATTCTTGGGAAGTTGCCTATTGTTCTAGTAGATAAAACAATAGACAACACAAGCACCTCATTAGCGCTTACCGGCAAAGCCGTTACTAACTATGGTGAAATTCAGCAGACCAATTTTCTCCAATTGCTAGAAAACTTTACATCTAATATTGCACCATTACATCCAACTATTGGTCAATTATGGTTTTGCAATCTAGATTCGACACTTTATCTATGCGTCAATCCTTTAAACACCCTACCAATTGCGATGGGCGGGCCAACAATTTATTTTGCGTCAGGCGGACTGGGCTGGATTAGAGTAAGTTCAAGCTCTGTAGCTGACGTTATTACAGCTATTGGATATACACCATACCCATCAACAAACCCAGCACAATACATTACCGCATCTCAGGCACCAGTCCAATCTGTTACTGTGGCACCGGCAATGTCGGGCATTGTTTCTGTATCAACTGGGCAATACCCAACGATAACTATTAACCAGTCTACTGCATCAGTTAGTGGTTACTTAAGTTATACAGACTGGGGTATATTTAATGCCAAGGTTACATCTGTTACTGCTAGTAGTCCAGTCGTTTCTTCTGGTGGAAAAACTCCAAATATCTCATTAGCACTTGCAACTACTGGTGTTGATGGATATTTAAGTGGAGCTGATTGGGCAGTATTTAATGCCAAAATTTCTGCAGTTAGTGTCAGCAGTCCGCTTCAATCTTCAGGTGGTAAGTCTCCAAATATATCTATCCCGCCCTCATCTGCGCAAGCTGATGGATTTTTAACTGGCGGCGATTGGGGATTATTTAATGCGAAGGTAACGTCTGTAAGTGGAACAGGACCAATCGTTTCTTCAGGTGGTAAGACACCTGCTATTTCGATTCCTCAAGCCACATCAGCTGTTGACGGATTTTTATCGCATTTAGATTGGTCAGCATTTAATGCTAAACAACCAGCACTTGGATATTCGCCTGTTGATCGGGCAGGCGATTCGATGTCGAATTTTTTAACACTTCACGCTAAGCCTACATTACCGCTACATGCGGCAACAAAATCATATGTTGATGATATGGCTACTACTGATATATCAAATGCTAATACATATGCTAACACGGTTGGGTCAAATACATTAACTTCATCTAAAGCATATACTGACACTGTTGCTACAAGTACGCTATCTTCAGCTAATTCATATTCGAATACAGTTGGTTCAAATACGTTATCTTCAGCTAATACATATTCTAACACAGTTGGTTCAAATACATTAGCTTCATCTAAAACATATACTGACACTGTTGCTTCAAGTACATTATCAAGCGCTAATACTTATACAAATAATACTGCCTCAAGTACGCTATCTAGCGCTAATGCATTTTCTAATACTGTCGGAACAAATATTCTATCAAGTGCTAATACTTATACAAATAATACTGCCTCAAGTACGTTATCTAGCGCTAATACTTACGCGGCAGCGGCAGCAGCGGCAGCTACAACGACTGTAACTACAGCAGAGACAAATAATGCTTGGTTCCAGTTGATGGCAACAACACTGTCAACAGGACCAGTAGCTCAAGCACTGGTCGATCCTCACCTTGTATTTCAGCCTTCAACTGGTAATTTGTGGTCATCACAAATTACCACGCCAAAGGCCACCCTCAACCGAATACTTTTAGGTGATGGCTCTGCTACTACACCATCATTAGCTTTTGTAAGTGACACTGGACAAGATACAGGTTTTTATTGGGAAAGTGATGGTATCATAAGTTTTGCAGCAAATGGCGTTAAAGCGGGTATGATATATGGGCCCCATTTACAAATGGTTGGAACAATCAGTGGTAATGCTGTTGTTGCACCTACTCAAGCGACTTCTGATAGTTCAACAAATATGGCAACTACAGCATTTGTACATAATGCAATTGCAGCCGCGCCAGCACCAACAACTCTTACTGTATCGACTTCAGCACCAGCGTCACCAGTATCGGGCGCAATGTGGTATGATATTGGCGCGACAGGCCGAACATACGTTTGGACAGGGTATGAGTGGGTTGATGCATCTCCTGCTGGTGCTGGGTCTGGTGCTGGTGTAGGCTCATCAGGGCAAGTATGGCAAGCAGTTTCTAGAGGCAAGGACACTACTTATACTAATAGTACCGGAAAAGCAATTGCTGTGTCTGTTGCATTTGCATCAGGTGGCGGTCCCGCATGGACATATTATGTTATAGTAGGTGGCATCGTTATTATAAATGGTGGCCAATCTGACACTACCAACGGCGGAACTGCATTCCCACTATCATTCATAGTTCCAGATGGGAAAACTTATCTGGTACATACGAGTGTAAACAATATCTATGTGTGGGCTGAATTACGTTAATCTGGAATAAAAATGAAACACTACATATCTCCAACTAATGAACTATATGCTTATGAAGAAGATGGTTCACAGGATAATTTAATACCATCTAACTTTACACTCATAACTAAAGCAGAGGCAGATGCTAGGCAGATGCCACAGCTTTCGGGCAATGATTTAATTAAGTTGCAGATTTATAATTTAGAAGCAACAATTACTCCACGTAGACTTCGCGAAGCTACTTTGTCCCCCGATGGATTAGCCTGGCTAACAACAGTTGATGCGCAAATTGCTGCACTCAGAGCACAGTTAGTGTAGAAACATTTAAGCATGTTTAGCTTAACCGGATGCTAAACATATTTTCACCTAGTGAACCGGCACTATGGAGACACTATGACTTATTACGTTAGATGGAGCAGCAATGCTCCGCAAATTGCGCAGGGTATAGCCGGCAAAACCCCCATTACGCTCTTAGATAAAACCATCGACACTACTAGTACTTCTCTAGTGCTTACTGGTAAAGGTGTATCAAATTATGGCGAAATTCAGCAAGATAACTTCGTTAGAATAATGGAGCATTTTGCTTCTAATGTCCCGCCTCCACACCCAACTATTGGCCAACTATGGTTTAATAGTGCTGACTCATCTTTGTATTTGTGCGCCAACCCGACAACCACACTCGCCCCAGCATCTGGCGGGCCTACTGTTTATTTTGCTAGTGCTGGGTTGGGTTGGGTTAGAGCTAGTGCAAGCTCGAAAGCTGATGTAACAGCTGCTATTGGGTATGTACCATATAATGCTACTACAAATTTATCGGGATATGTCAATGCAGCTCAAGCTTCTACTGCTGCACCAGTTCAATCTGTTGCAGGACATACTGGAACGGTTACTCTAACACCTACCGATATTGGAGGTCTTGCAGCATACGTTGCAACTAGTTCAGCAGTAACATCAGTAAATGGTAAAACTGGCACCGTAGTTCTTACTACTGCAGATTTAGGAGCAACCACTGCAACAACAACATTATCTGGCCCATTAATTCTCGCAAACAACCCAATTGACCCAATGGGTGCTGCTACTAAGGCATATGCAGACTCATTGATTATGTCGGGCCCAACTGGTCCACAGGGACCACAAGGCATTCAAGGTTTAGTTGGAAATCCTGGTGCAACTGGGCCTGCAGGGCCAATTGGCAATACTGGCAACAATGGTGCAACTGGACCAGCTGGTCCAACTGGTAACACTGGACCAGCTGGACCGCAGGGAGCGACAGGCCCACAGGGCATTCAGGGACCAGCTGGACCAACTGGAGCGACCGGTCCAACTGGACCTACCGGTAATACAGGTTTAACTGGACCACAAGGGCCACAAGGTATTCAGGGGGTGGCTGGTACAGCTGGCGCAGCTGGCGCACCGGGAGCGACTGGCGCAACTGGCCCAATGGGACCAGCTGGTGCATCTGGTTCTAACCCTACTACGTCTGGTGTATTGGCTGCTATTGGGTATACCCCATATGATGCTGCTAATCCAACCGGTTTTATTACGACTGGCGGCCGGGCGTATCCACGTAAAGCTGATGGTGGCGATATCAATTTTAGCTGGGCGGGTCAAACTGGTCAGCCAACTTGGTTGTGGGGCGGCAATTCGGCAAATGATGGTGTTAACATGGTCGTTTACAACCCATCAAACTTTAATGTTAGCCATGCGGTATCAGCTAATTCTGCTGTATTATTAACTGGGCCTGCAGCTACAAATGGAACTGATGGATGGTTTAGAAGTGATGGTGATTCAGGATGGTACAGCACCACGTATGGTGCTGGCATTTATTCAACTGGTGCTGGATTAGTTCAGACATATAATGGATCATCATTTAAATCTCAAGGTTACATTACAGCAGTTGGTGACGTAACAGCTTTCTCTGATGAAAGATTAAAAACTAACTGGCAAGATTTACCAGTTAATTTTGTGGAACAGCTTTCTGGAGTAAAGGTTGGTATCTATGATAGGCTTGATGTTAAATCAACGCAGGTAGGTGTATCAGCTCAGTCGCTTCAAGCAGTTATGCCTAATGCTGTAATAACAAATGACGATGATTTCTTATCTGTAGCTTATGGTAATGCAGCTTTAGCTGCATGCATCATGTTGGCTAAGGAAGTTCAAGAACTCAAGGCAAAAATAGCTATCTTGGAAGCAAAATAACTGTTTACTTTAGGCAGGTTATAGGTTATAATAACCTATCTAAAGGAAAACAGTATGTTGAAGATAACTGAAGTAGAAGTGTTTCGCGAGCTTGTAGAAGGCAAGGAAGAAATTCGTGAATCCCTAATCGGTCATGGGTGTACTTCATTCTGCTACATGATCTCTGGACCAGACACTTTTGATTCGGCTGCTGCACGTGAGTGTCGTGGTATCGTTTTTGCTGGACCAGATGTAGTGGGTCGCCCATTGCATAAGTTCTTCAACGTGAATGAACGTGAAGAAACCTTGCTTCAGAACCTAGACTGGTCGAAGGTCGTACGCGTTATGGACAAGCGAGATGGTTCAATGATCCACTCTGTTTGTACCATGGATGGTATCTTCTTGAAGTCGAAGAAGTCTTTCGAGTCAGATGTGGCTAAGGCTGCTGATTCGTGGATGCGTTCACCTCAAGGTAAGAATGTTTTCCAGATGGTTAATCATCTGACCGCATTCAACAAGACTTGCATCTTCGAATGGACGGCTCCATCGGCTCGTATCGTTCTCTTCTACCCAGAAGCTGAACTTCAGTTGCTTCACGCACGTGACAACTTGACTGGCGAATATATGGATAAGGAAACTCTCCATGGATGGGCAAAGGAATTTGGTGTGAAGGTTGTTGAGGAAGTTGACCTATCCAAGTATGGTGTTGACCTATCCAAGATGGACTTCAAGGCTGCAGAACATCTGCATAAGACTGTTGAAGGTGTTGAAGGTTGGGTATTCCAGTTTGAAGATGGAAACATGGTCAAGCTGAAGACTGACTGGTACATCAAGCGTCACCATGCTATGACGTTCGTTCGCGAACGCGACATTGCTCAGCTGGTTCTGGACGAAGGTCTTGACGACATGAAGGCAATGCTTGTATCTGAAAATGTGAACATCGACCGCATTCTAGAAATAGAGCGTGATGTTGTTTATAAGCTGAACTCGTTGAAGCGCTGTGTTGATTGGACTGTTAAGGAATCCGCTGGTATGGATCGTAAGACCTTTGCTATGACCCACAATGGTCACCAATATTTTGCGCTGTTCATGAAGGCTTATGTTGGTGCAGAACCACCATACAAGGAATATTTCGAACGAAATATCCTGAAGCAGGAGTATGGTTTGGACCAAGTTGTAATGATGCCTACTATTGCTGAAGCTGACTGATGGATAAGAAAGCCAGACAACTTCAGGCTGACTGGGAAGCCCTGCTCAAGAAGCATTCAAAGCCTCTTGAACGGGGCGCTCAAGCTTTTGGTGTGAAGACTTACAGGTTGAAACCGAAGGTTGAAAAGAACCAGGAAGAACTGCAGAAGATTAGAAGCCTTGTTACACCTGGCGGAGATACACCAAAAAGCCCGCCCAAGATTTATAGCGGTGATAAAATGATTGGTATCGCTGTAGCGCATAAGAGCTGTTTGGTACCAATATTTTCAAAAGAGCAAGCTCAGGACATGTCAAAGATGCGAAGGTAATAAATACACTGACATAGTATTTATTGGAATAAGATGAAGCAGTTCAAACCGACATATCTTTACGTTAAGACCCATAATCAAACTGGGTTAAAATATTTTGGTAAAACATCCAAAAATCCGCATACTTATAAAGGATCTGGGAAATATTGGGTTAGACATTTGAATGTTTATGGTAGAGATATTTCAACTGAAATAATAGGATATTTTGAAGATGCTGTTGAATGCAGCGCTGCTGCAATTGAATTCTCTGTGAAGAATAATATAGTTTCTTCAAATGACTGGGCTAATTTAATAAATGAGAATGGATTAGATGGTGGGGCTGTTGAACGTGCCTATCACCCGCACTCTAAAGAAACTAAAGATAAAATTTCAAAAGCTAATCGTGGAATGATTGCTTGGAATAAAGATAAAGTTGGAGTTACTCCCGGGAATTCTTCTATAAGAACTGAAGAAACAAAAAGGAAAATTTCGCAGACTTTAACTGGAACCAAACAATCAGCAGAGACAGTTCAAAAAAGAGCAGAAGCAAATAAAGGTAAAAAGAGATCAGCTGATTTTAAAAAACTGATTTCTGAATTGCATAAAGGTAAAAAACTTTCTGCAGAGCATATTGAAAAATTGAAAAATAGGATAGTGACTGATGATACTAAGGCTAAAATAAAGTTAGCAAGAAGTAAGCAGATATTTTCTGAAGAAACAAAACAGAAATTATCTGGTAAGGTAATAGTAATAGATAAGTTAGGAAATGTTTTGAGAATACCTAAAGAGCAATATAGCTCACAATCTGGCCCTAAGGATGAATGGGAATACTTATTTCATCGTGATAAACTTGCAACAATGCGGAGAAACTAAATGGTAAAAGTTTTTATTGATATGGACCAGGGTTTCCGCTGGTGGCCAGTAATGGAAGATGATCCTATTCATGCTTACTGGCACAGGGATATGACGTTAGAAATTACTAATGAGCTAATGGCTGAATATAAAACTGCCTATGAAGCATATCAGGCAGTGCAGGAAAAGTTAGAAGCATTGTATAGGATACAAAATGGATATGAGCCACATCCAAGTCAAGTGGCTCCAGAACATAAGCTATTGGAGAAGAAAGATGAATGATTTTGCTGATGCTGAAAAGACCCTTGCTACCGCTGCAGTTCGTATGCAAGTAGAACGCAAGCTTGCTTCTGTCCGTAAGATAGATGACATTCGTCCTATCGAAGGTGCTGATGCTATTGAAGTAGCAGTGCTTGGTGGATGGAAAGTTGTTGTCAAGAAGGGTGAATACACACCTGGTGATCTTGCTGTCTACTGTGAAATTGATTGCTGGATTCCTACTGAGATTGCTTCCTTCCTTTCGAAGGGAAAGGAACCCCGTGTCTATGAAGGTATTAAGGGTGAGAAGCTTCGCACTGTAAAGTTGCGCGGCCAAATCTCTCAGGGTCTTCTACTTCCTATGGACGTAGTTGATAACATTACTGTCACAGTAGGCGATGATGTGACATCGCATCTTGGTATTGTAAAGTGGGAACCAGTTCTTCCTGCTAATATGGCTGGGCAAGTAAAGGGCTTGTTCCCCAGCTTCATTCGCAAGACTGATCAAGAACGTTGTCAGAATCTTATTGAAGAAATCTTTGTAGAGAACAAGGATGCTCGCTACGAAGTTACCATGAAGCTTGATGGTTCTTCGGTCACTGGATACCGACTGCAAAAGGATTCAGGGGTTTGTTCTCGTAACCTTGAGCTAAAGGTTAATGACGAGAACAAAGATAATGCTCTAGTTAAAATGTTCCAAGGTTCAATGCTTCAAGCTGTGCTTGATAAGATTGCCGAGAACCTCGCTGTTCAGGGTGAGCTTATGGGGCCTGGTATCCAAGGTAACCGTGAAAACTTTAAGGACACAAAGTTCTTTATCTTTGATGTTCAGTTTATTGATGATCAAGAATACATGCGGCCAGATGTTAGAGCTCGCTTTATGCAAGAGCTTCTAGATTATGGTGTTGATGGGCAGACAGTGCAGCATGTTCCAGTTCTTCATATGAATGTTACTCTTGCTGATCTTGGTATTTTTAATGTTGAAGACCTTCTGAAGTTTGCTGAAGGTCCATCGATTAACCACCAGGTTCGGGAAGGTGTAGTATTCAAGCGAATGGATGGTAAGTTCAGCTTCAAGGCTATTTCGAATAAATTTTTGGAGCGAGAGAAGGATTAGCCTTGCACATGTCTCCGTGATATCGACTAAAGTTTCTAACGTCGATATCACGGAGACAGTGCGGGCATTCTTTAAGAGCGGGAGGAATTTTATTCCCTGTTCTTTTACCCTCAAGCGATTGATTTATTCTTGCTTGATGTTCAGGAGTTCTAACGTGGTTAGATAAACCTAAACTTATTTTTGCTTTATGATCTTCTGAAAATGGTCCGATAACTTTACCTTTATTTTTAGCAGAAAGTTTTTGTTTTGTTTCTATGCTCCGTTCTTTACCAAACCCTGGGTGATTTTCTCCTGATAAGTATGTGGATTTATCTCTAAGCTGTTGGCCTTCGCTTATCTTTTTGCATACCTCTTCACTTCGTTCTTTGCCGAAAGCATGATGCTCTTGCCCAGATTTACAGTAAGCAGATGGTTTATTGAACCAATGATGGTCTTCGCCCGATGGTGCTCCCTTGCCACCAGGTTTTTGATTTAGACAGTTAGGATCCGTTTTCCATAGATCACCAATGATTATTTTTTCAGCGGAGAATGCTTCTTCAGAAGAAGAATGCTCAGATATAACGGTTTTTATTCTTTGACTTCCAGGGAATGTTAGAAGTTTAGTGCCTGAACCTGTATATCTATCTTTTTTGATGTCTATTTTAGAAGATCGTTTGCCAAAATAGTAAAGATCAGTATTTGCAATGTCGATACGGTAAATGTAGTGGAACATGATAAGAGTAGTAATAAATAATGTGTATCTATTTATGGAGAAAGTATGAAATATCCAGTTGGAACAAAAGTAGAATGCAATGACTGCATTGGCACCGTAATAGAAAGTTTCAAATTGCCAAATGACATTTGCATTGAATGGGATGTCGGCATGAAATCTTCTTATGACGAAGAGTGGCTTGACGAGAATGTTTCTATCATCAAGGATTGAGGATAAGAGTTTGATAAATAAATCTAATGCATAAGGAATACCATGGCTATAGAATTCAAATATCAAACCCTCTTTACCTGCTCAGTACCTGAGGGATATACTGCGATTAAAGACTTCAATGAATTGATCGCGAGTGATGTTCCTCATACTGCTGATTCATTGATGCAAACTATACGATTATCATTCGATAATTCCGGAGTCGAAGTTGTTGAAATGGCAATGTCGAATGATTTAAATCATTGCGATATCCTTCTAAAGGGTGAAACAATTCCTATTCGAGTTATCATTCGATCAAGACCCTCTCTGGTTATCGATGGTACTATTTACAAACTTGAAGAATTCGATATCTGATTCAAGTTTAGGTTCCCTGCTAACGTTGATATAATAGATGAAAGGAAGCACACAAATGGAACTACGTCTTTACTCTTTCGTAAATTTCTACCTCTCTGATATCCAAAAGGGTATCCAGACAGGTCATATGGCAGTTGATCTTGTTCGCGAATATGGTGATGAAGATATTCTGCCTAAACATTGTGATTTGGTTGCAGATTGGGCAGATAACCATAAGACATTCATTGTCTTGAATGGTGGAAATAATCTCATGCTTGACAATACCGCAAATATTTGCGCATACAGCGGATTGCCCTGGACTACATTCTATGAAGATGAGGAATCACTTGGTGGTCTTCGTACCTGTGTAGGTGTTGTAGTACCAGAAAATTATTTCAATGCCACTTATTCTGCAGCAAATGGATTTGAGACCGTTGATATTGATGGTCGCATTATCTTCGATCAGAAGATTGATACACCTCCACCAAATTCCGACCAAGCAATCTTCAATCTCATCAAACTTCTGAAGACATCGAGACTTGCATGACAATTGAATATAGACATTATTTGCGGTATGCACCTGCTGCTGGCATGATTGCGGCCATACTAGTAGTGTTAGGTATTGCAGTTGTTGTAATTCCTAAAGAAGAACCAAAGCGCACAGTTCAAGAAGTGCAGGTAGTTCAAGTAGCCCCGATTACTGAAGATGTAATGCTTGATTCAATGGTGCGAGCATGGTCTGACCCCATTTCACAACGCTTCAAGAAGGTCTGTTATGATGGGATTCGGCCTAATGCTAAGTACGGATTCTTTGTTCTGTATGGACCAAAGAATCCTAGCGATGGTGAAAATGTTATGGCAGAAGGATGGTGGTATGTTGAGCAGGAATTTTTCCGCACGAGTGCTGGCAAATACTACACCAACGATGTTCCAAGTTTAGAAAACAAAGCACACGTTTATCCAGACGTAACTGGATTAGTTTGTAAGGATAGATAATGTCAAAAGCAAGAATAGTCGGTCTCTGTGGAACACACGGGACTGGTAAGAGTACCATCATCAATGGTATTCGCGACCTCGGTTATAAGGTCAATCAAGCCCAGCTCTCTCGCTCAGCACAGAAAGCTTTAGGATGGGATACTCTATCTCGAGCACAAGAATCAAAAGCAAACATGTGGGCATTACAGTATGCCATTATGGATGCCATGTTCGATCGAGATCAAGAAGCACTCTCCACTGGAGAGATTGTATTAGTTGAAAGAACACCTGCAGATATTTGGGCATACACAGAAATGTGGTGTCGTCGTTTGAATATCGATCCAATCAACGATCAGCAAGCACGTGAATACAAAGCACAGTGCCGATCATTTGCAGATAACTATTGCCGTTTTCTGTTCATCCCAGTATCAGAAGCAGTAAAGTTTGTAGCAGAACCAAATCGCGCAGACCTCGAAAGTAGAACTTTCGTTGACATCGCAATTAGAAAGTTCATCGAGTCAGGTGATCTTCCCCTCACAGAAATCAAATCGTCGGGTGTTGTTACCCGCATTGCTGAAGCTCAAACAGCTATCTCTATTCAAAGGATGAAACTATGAAAAAGAAATCTACACAACAAACTCCTCAGTACGGTCTATGCATTGACTGGGAAACATCTGGTGCTACATGGGGTGGAGACTCTTCTAAAGACTACCAAGGTCTATCCTTTGGCGCTATTGTCTTTGATGCTAAGACCTTTGAAGAAGTTGAAAAAATTTATGTAGAGATCAAATACAATCCTAAGTGGAAGTGGTCTACAGAAGCAGAAGCAATCCACGGTATGTCGAAAGAATACCTGGAAGAGAATGGTATCTCCCAAGAAGATGCAGCAGTTGCTCTTGCAGAACTTATCTTGAAGTATTGGGGCCCAGATAGTAAGGTGATGTTCATGGGTCATAATGCAGAATTTGACCGTCGATTCACTAATCAGTTGCTTAATCAAATTGAGATTGAATTCTCAGTTGAAAAACAAACTCAATTCACATCATGGATTCAGTTGCATCATGTCGTCCTTGATACATCGCCTCTTGGTTTCGTTGCAGTGGGACTTTTCAAGTCAGACTTGCTCTTTGAAAAGATGGGATTTGAACAACGCGGAGATCATAATGCTCTCCAGGATGCTGAACAGACTTTAGCAACTGCTAAAGGTATTCGAGACCTTGTAAATATTGCTCTAGAACAGCTATGAAACAATTCGGAAACCATTAGTATATTTTCCTGAATTTGATCTATTGATGAGGGTACGCTGAAGCATTCCGTTATCCTTGCACCATTGTTTGCAACTGTGCAAGGTAAAGATTGTACCATCTGTGTCCTCTATCTTCCATATCTTTGCATTTGGATTATTTTTGCCAGTAGTCTGTTTTGATATTTGTTGTTTTCTTTCTTCTGTGAAAGTTTTACCGGTCCAATATTTCTTACTACCTTCTAAGAATGCATTTTTATGATCTTCGGAATGGAGACCACCGAGTTTTATTCCTTTCTTTTTTCTGGCTGCCATAGATGCTCGCATACTTGCTTTATGTTGATCTGATTTCGGTCCAATAATTCCACCGTCTAGACCATTTTCACTTATTAAATTTGCCCACTTAGATGATTTAGCAATATTTTCTTGTTTAGAAAACATAGTAGCAAATTGTGTGCATTCATCTTTAGAATAAAACAAACAAAACCATAGCGTGATGACTAATTTTTTGCCGTGCTTCTTTATATGCCTCTGCCAATATTTTCCAGAGCCATGATAAGTATTGGGGTTTTTAACGGTCTTACCAAAATATAGCATACCTGTTTTAGAATGCTGCTTGATATAGAGAAATGTTGGTTTGAATGCTCGTAAATACATTGCTGATACTCCTTGAAAGTGTTAGAGTGATTGGAGATGGCAGTCTCGTGAATCACAAAATTATTTATAGGAAACTGTATGTCGGATAAAACGTGGGTCCATGAAGGAACTGAAGTCAAGAAGACTGGAAGAGAAGCAACAAGAGTTGTAAAGACCCTACCTGGACAAGGTGGTCGTGTTATGATTCTTGTTGAGATAACTCCGGTTGAAGACTCAGACTGGAAGAAGTGGGTATCACCTGATCAGCTTTATGAAGTAAGGAATCGAAATGAAAACAGTTAGATACTATCAAGTTTCCACACTGCAGCTTATTGTTATGGCGATTATCGTAGGCGTTATTGCCTCTGCATTGATCATAATAAATACATCTGTAAAGGAATATCTCCAGCTACCACTTGTCACAACAACTACAGATGACAAATGTGTTACTGTTTCTAGCTTCAAGAATGGTGAAATTTATACTTGTAGTGATGTTGGGACTATCCTTAGAATTTACAGAGTAAAAGTAAACTAATGTCCAATTACATTATCTATCAATGCAACGTATGCCGTAGAACAAAAGATATTCTACGCGATAATTCTCGTGCAATTCCTAACATGTGTATTATTACTAAAGGATGTACTGGAAGTTTGCTAAAGATAGGTAGCACTACTAGCCCTAGCAATACACCTAGTCAAGCGGGTTTAGTAGATTGGTACCCTAGAGGTCAATCTGTTGATGTTACGGCTTTAACATCAACAGAACAAACTATGAAATTATCATGCTCTGCAATCGGTGTATTATCACTTGCTGTTAAGGTCAATCAACAGTTCGTTGAATTGTATCCGTCATTAACAGTAAAGTTTATTCAGCGACGCATTGACGATATAGCATTTACACTATATCAGTTTAAAACAGCTTCATTATCAACTGACATTATATCTGGAAGAGATATTTCTGGGAAGATTTTAAGATTTAATCAGCTTGCCATAGACGAAGATAGAGTATTTGTTCGTGTGAATGGCGTGCTAAGTACTCTTAATTCTGATTTTACTCTTACCACTGATATCGTAACCTTTACAAATATTTTACCTATTGGGGCTTCTATAGAGATTTCAGTTTATACGGCTCGAGATACAATTTCGCGTGAATTAATATTTACAGCTAATAATTCTGTAAGTGCCACAGTTGGTTCAGGAGCATGGGGTAACATACGATACTGCATAGATGATGACGGATATGAGTGGTGGATTTATTCTTGTAATTCAGTATCAACTATTCCAACATCAGCAAGATTAAAAATTTCTTCAATTACTGCAGCTGGACCCGGTAATCCAGCACTCGGTATGCAAGATGTTAGAATATTATTAGCATCCCCACCCTACGAAAATGTAGACAGATACACTAATTTTTATATTGATGGGTCTGTTATGGCACAGGATTTTGTGTTATCGACATTACTAGGAACAGTGAATGAAATGTATGCAGATTATTCGGCAATGGTTGAGATTTATCCACCACTTAAATTAGTATATAATACAACCATGACAGCTTCGTCATTCGTGACTAACGATGTATTTACGGCATCGTATGCCATCACAACAGATACCCCAGCAGTTAGATTATCCGGCACAAAGATTATTGGACCTGCATGATTGCAAATAAAATACTACCTAGTTTCTATGTAATAGAAGCAGAAGGAAAAGCTATTGATAGTATTATTTCTGGAAATTTCGGTATCTCGAAAATTATATTGGGGTCCTCAGATTTTCCTACAGATTTAGCTGCCACTGAAGCAATGCAACAGTCAGTTGATTTTATAACATCTAATTTAACAGTTGACTGGACACAAGTTGTTGAACACATAGATTTTAATCCTGATTTTTTTCCGTCATTGCCTGTTACAATTTCTGAAGAGCAAAAATTAGATTTGCTGACGCATGAATTAGCAATGCATGAATATGATACTGAAATGGCAAAATCAAATCAGCTGTCAGTATCAATGACAAAGCTATTTGATGCTATGGGAGATTATGTTGAGTCAAGATGGTCAATCGAATCTCCTGAATTTAAACTGACTGCTAAAATTGGGGTGAATCCCGACAAATACATGCAGCAAAAGATTTTTGACAAAATAGAAGCAAGCGATTATTTTGTATCTCGCGAAATTATTTCAAACACAACGTTTCATTAATATGCCATTAAGCACGCATTATGCATATGATTTGAAAATAAATCAAACTGCAGGAATATTTTTAACTGATATTTTTATCGATGCATTTCCTGGGTGTGGGGAAATGCTAGTTGTATCTAAAAATTTTAATAGTGCCATTGAGTGTGAACAATCGTTATCAGGTCTTTTATCATCCCTAAGTGCCGTCGAATCTCAGGCTATAGCTAGAAATCATGTTGTTGTAACTAAAAGAAATCCAGTTCTTACTGGTACCACAGCAACAGACAAAGACGATAACTGGGAAAGTAATGTTGTTTTGCGTGCATATGTGGCTGACGCAGAGCAATTAAAGAAATCCGTTCTCAAATATAATCTATTTGCGCAGGTTAGGTCGGTTGATCTATACCAGGTGGGCTTACAATAAATCAGGTTTAGTTTTACAATTCAAAATTAGTGTGATATAATACATCATACGGTATATTCATCTTTCATAGGAGAAATTTAGATGGCAAAGAATCAGTTGGTCCCCGGTGGTAAGAAGCAATTCGTTGAAATCGCAACAGTTTTGCAGAGTCCTGAATTGAAAGCAAAGCTCCAAGGCTTTGTAGATGAAGTCCTCAAGGAGAAAGCAGCTATCCTTGACAAGCAGGAATCGATTAAGGTCCTTCGTGATCGCGCAGTTGAAACCCTGAATATCGAAGCCAAGATGTTTAACAATATTGTCAGTCTTTATTTCAATAACAACTTCGAACAGAAGCATGATGAGCTTGAAAAGCTTACCCAAGTTATTGAACTCCTTACCAACCCAGCATCTATCGGGAACAAATAATGAAAAAGAATCTTATCATTACACTAGAACTTACTATTGAGGATCCAAATGGTCCTCTTGATGAAGTACGGATTTGTGAAATCAAAGCTCTAGTAGAAGAAGCTACCCAAGGTTCATTTGCAAAAGTAATGTGGAACTTTGGTAATTACCTTGACGCTGAAGTAAAAGAAGTGCAAGTTGTGGAGAGCTATGGCTTCTGATCGCAATTATGTAGCAGCTTGGACAAATTATCGCCGTGGAGGAAACGGCGAAATTGACGACATCCTGGTATTAGAGCGAGATAGAGATGGTACGCTACATCGTGTGCGGCACAATCCCCCATATTATTTTTATGTCCCTGATGAAGAGGGAGATTATACTAGCATCTGGGGTGATAAGCTTCTTCGAGCAGAATTTGCCTCGAAAGCTGAATATGAATATGCTAAATCAAAATACGATGTAAAATTTGAATCAGATTTCACGCCTATAAAACGAGTATTAATGGATTCGTATTATGGCCGTCCAGCTCCAGTAATTCATTTTGCCTTACTTGACATTGAAGTTGATTATTCTAAAAAGCTAGGTTTTTCCAGTCCAAAGAACCCGTATGCTGCTATCAATGCTGTAACGGTTTATCAATCATGGACTAAAAAGTTTATTACGCTGGTAGTTCCACCAAAAGTAGATGGAATTCTTTGGACTAATATTCCAGGAAATTCAGTTCAAACTCTTAATGATGCTATAACGCAACTTATTAGTGAAAAGAAGTTGCGTGATGGATATATTCCTGAGATTGAAATCTGCAATGATGAGCATGAGCTTCTTAGAAAGATGCTTGCGGCTCTTGAAGATTCAGATATTATTTCTGGCTGGAATTCAGAGTTCTTCGATATTCCATACATTATTGAACGACTACGTTTGTCTGGTGGAGATAGTCTAGTAGCCCGAATGGAACATGCTGGTGCTCCGCTTCCGAAGAAGGAAATGCGTTCAAAATTTGCAGTTAAAAAAGGTCAGCAAACAGATGCAATTAGCGAATTAGAGTTAACGTACATATTCTCTGGGCGGTCACATTTAGATTACATGGATCTGTTTAAGAAGTTTACCTTTGAAGGTAGAACATCGTATGCTTTGGGAAATATTCTTCAAGAAGAAGTTGGTGTTGGTAAACTTGAGTATGATGGTTCGCTTGAAGATCTGTATCATTACGACTTTCCTTTGTTCGTTGCCTATAACTTCCGAGACGTTGATGGACTATTGCAACTGAATGACAAGTTTAAATTCATGGCTCTTGCTAACCAGATGGCGCATGAAAACACCGTAAATTTTGCTGCAGTTCTAGGTACTGTATCGTATGTTGAAACTGGCATTACAAATCATGCACATAATGTTCTGAACAGAATCGTTCATGACAAGGTGATGGGTAACCATGACAAGGTTGAAGGTGCCATTGTTATGACACCTAAGATTGGTTTACATGAATGGATTGGATCTGTTGACATCAACTCTCTTTATCCAAACGTTATCCGTTCTTTAAACATTTCTCCTGAGAAAATCATTGGTCAATTTACTGCCAAGGAACAAGCATGGAGAGATATTTGGGCTAAGAACGATAAGCGTCACTGCTTGATCTTTGAAAATGGTGAACAAGAAGTAATGAGTGCAGCTGAATGGGCTGACATTCTTACTACTAATAAGTTTGCAATGTCTGCTTATGGTACAGTATTCGATCAGGGTAATGGTCGAGGAGTAGTTGCAGATATCCTTGGATTCTGGTACAATGAACGTAAGCGTCTCCAGGCTGAAAAGAAGAAGTACGCCAAGCTTGCTAAAGATGAAAAAGATCCGGTAAAGAAAGCTGAGTATCAGAAGCTTGAAGAAGATTATGACTTGCTTCAGTTGACAAAGAAAATCTCGATGAACTCTTTGTATGGTGCAATGTTAAATGTTGCATTCAGATTTGGAGATGAACGAGCTGGAGCTTCTGTCACCGCGACTGGCCGCGCAATTACAACCCACATGATCGAAACGATTGGTGAGATTTTGACAGGCAATTTAGACCCACTAGTTAAGACCACTACTACAGACAAAGATGGTAAGCTGGTACATGAATACTCTTCTCCTAATGATTCGATCATCTATGGGGATACTGACTCATGCTATTACAAGACCTATGGCACAAATAAGGAAGAAGCCATTGAAGCTGCTGACCTTGCTGCTGAAGGTGTGAATGGTTCCTTCCCAAGGTTCATGCGTGAATCATTCTACTGTCAGCCAGAGTTTGATTGTCTAATTAAAGCTGGTCGTGAAATTGTTGGACGTCGTGGATTGTTCCAAGCAAAGAAGAAGTACATGGTCAAGGTAATTGACTTGGAAGGTTTTGCTGTTAACAAGATGAAGTCCATGGGTTCAGAAATCAAGAAGGCTGATACACCTAAAGTAATTCAGGTATTTTTGAAAGAAACAGTTGACATGATTCTAGAAGGTGCTGCATATCCTGATATTGTGAAGTATGTTAATGAGCAGCGAATTGAAATCCTGAAAAAGAATAAGCTCAGCATCTTCTCCCTAGGGGTTGCAAAGCAAGTAAATAGTCTTGACAAGTACATGGCTGAATATCTAAACCCAGGAACACAGAAGTCCTTGGATAAGAACAGCAAGATGCGTAGTCTAACTATTCCAGGTCATGTGAAGGCTTCGTTGAATTACAACAAAGCACTTCAGCACTTTGATAAGGGTTCAAAAGAAATCCATTCAGGTGATAAGGTCATTCAGTTCTATTTGAAGAAGAATGAATTTGGGTTTGAGTCAATGGCTTTACCTTCAGAGCTCTCTAAGTTTCCGCAGTGGTTCACCGAGAATTTCCAAGTCAATGTAAAAATGACAGAAGATAAGATGTTTGATAACAAACTTGCAGGTATATTCTCAGCACTTGATTTGGATGTCCCATCACCTCAGTCAGTTTTAACCAACTCTATTTTAAGTTTTTAATATGAAGCTCTCTAATCAAGATACACAAAATCTAGAAAACATTCTAGCGACTGCAGCAGTTGGTAGCATTGATCAAATCATTATTGAAGATGGCGTTGTTCGTGGTGTAAATCCGGACAAGACTTTTGCTATCATCTCTAACTTCAATGTGCCGAAGTTCCCACAGAAGGTGGGTATTGCTCGCTTAAGTACTCTTGCACAGCGATTGGCAGTCTTTAAAGGTAAAGAACCAATTATTGATGCAAAGGAATCTGAGCGTGGAGAAATCTCTTCTCTTGAGATTGTTTGCGGTAAGAATAAGGTTCAGTTCCGTTGTACATCAACAATGTTGATCAAAGCTCCTAAGGCTATTGGAGATGAGTTTGACTGCACAATTAAACTAACTAAGGAAGAAACCAAGACTATTTTGGATGCTATCAGAGTTATGAGCTGCAAGAAAGTCACACTTAGTATCCGTAAAGGTGGTAATGTTCAGTTCGAAATCGCAGATGAATCGAATGACACCTTTAAGATTGCACTAGACAATCCCGCTGATAAGGAAGATGATTCAGTAGTTCATTACTACCAAGCTTCAGTATTGGTTGCTATTTTGAAATCAAAAATGGAATTCGATCTCGCAACACTTGATATCGGACTTCAAGGTACCATTAAGACAGATATTAATGGGCATAGTATTACAATGTTGCCGCAGATCGGCGACGATGCAGAGGAATAATTATGGAACACCCCAATGATACTACTTCAACGTTATATTATCTTAGCGTAATAAAAGAACAATTGCAAGAAGCAAATAAGCAAGCTAATAAATGGGGCATTACTTTCGATGTAAGAATTGAAACGACACCATCATTTTGTATTATGGTAACAGCTAAAAATGGTGGGCGAGCCTATATTAAACATATTCCATTGAATGATGTTCAGTATTTTGCTGATGATCCAAATGCTCTAGTGAATGAAATTGCTGAAGCAACTTATAGTGCTCTTTTAAAGGATATGCTTCGTGATGAACTTCGCGACCCTTTGAAGAAAGCAATTATTAATTGCGTAAGGATGGCTACAAAATGAAATCAAGATTCTTAATTTGGCTTCAAGAACGTTTCATGTCTTATTCAAAGACTCCTTGGAGCTGCTTTGAGACAGATGGCATGAGTGATGATGGGCGCATTGGATGGTCGATGCGTTGGAATCAAGCATTTATTAAGCATCTGCAATCAAAAGGTTTTCAGGGTATAACAGATGAAGAGACTGTTCAGCAGTTCTTTATGATGAGCCAAATGATGCCTGATGAATTGGTGCAGCAAGGTGAGACAGTTAATCCTGCTGCAATGCCTAACCTTACTAATGAAGCTAACACCTTGCGGAGATAATCATGGATAAAACTGAACGCTATAATGAGATTGTTCAAGAAATGTTTCAAATGCTTTTTGACTGTAGGGATTCTGGTAATTATTCTGCCATAGAACGAAAGCTCCAGGAGTTGTTGATGACTTTAAATCGGCACCAAGCTGATGAGATTGCGTTGTACTTGCGATCCTGCGCAGTGGAAAAGAATAATCTGCCTACCTGGCAAATGCTTTTGCTTCGTGGTATTGAGCTTGGTAAGATGCAAGGCATCGATACTGATGATGCCTTTATGGGTTTACTTGCTTACAAATAAAGCTTATAATAAAACCTATGACACCTGAAGGTAAACGTAATATGTCTAAAGCTTTGAAGGGTAATTCTAAATTATCCGAAGCTATAAGACAGCTTCATGCTCGGCGAATTGCAAGTGGTGAAGATGCAAAAATTCGAGAGAAGATTAAAGCAACGCGAATAGCTAAAGGTGATTGGAGACCTCATGATGAAACTGCATGGGCTGCTTTCAGAAAACAAGTCAGAGTTATTACATCTAAACAGCCTGCGCAATTACTTCCTAATTATGACAAGCGAGGACGGGGAAAGGGTAAATACCACCTTGATCATATCGTAAGTCAGAAGGTTGGTTTTGATTTAGGGTTTACACCTTGGTTTATAGGGCACATTAATAATCTGCAGATGATACCTGAACATGAAAATTGTTCAAAGCAGCAGTGGACAAGTGATGATGCGATTCTCGATTTATGGTTTAGTACAACAGAGACTTTTGACATATGAAACGTTTGATTTTTGACACAGCAAATATTTTGTTTCGTGTTCATGCTGCTAATAGTGCGAAAAATAAGGGTGCTCCTATAGAAGAAAGTGCAGGTTTTGCAATGCACGTTGCATTGCGGTCTCTAAACAAATACTACAAGCAGTTCAAACCAGATCAAGTTGCTGTTACATTTGAAGGTGCAAAGAATTGGCGTAAAGATTATACCAAATCTCCCAATTGCAAATCTGGTAAAGTCTACAAAGCAAATCGTGTAAAGGATTCCTCTATGGAACCTTTCTTTGAGTTGATAAAAGCATTCGAAGAACTTGCACGCAAGCACACCTCATTAGTTTGTTTATCCAATCCTCTTCTTGAAGGCGATGATCTCTTTGCTGGTTATGTTCGACGCTTTACAGATCAAGGTGATGAAGTTATTGGGGTCTCTGGAGATAAGGACTTCGTACAGCTTTGGAAGCACAAAGGCTTCACGCTCATCAATCCAGATAATGGTAAGCCTCGCACATTGATTGACACTTGCGGCGTTGATGATGCAGATTACTTCATGTTTGAGAAAGCATTTCGCGGCGATAAGGGTGATAATGTATTCCCAGCATATCCTCGAGTTCAAGCAAAGCGTTTGCAGAAAGCAATCAATGATGATTATGAGCTCACCAAGCTGATGAATGAGACTTGGAAGTTTAAGGACCCTGAGACTGGAGCTGAGACCGAATATTTGGTCTCAGAGTTGTTTGAAGAGAACAATGTTCTAATGAACCTTGAATGCCAGCCAGATAATATCAAGAAAGTTATTGAAGAGACTCTTGATCATGAGTTAGTTAATCATGGGAAGTTCTCTCACTTCCACTTTACTAAGTTTTGTGGTAAGTTTGGGTTGAAGCAGATTGCAGAGGATGCAACATCCTTTGTGAACATGTTTAGTGTAACAGGACAGCGATCTCCTTTGAAGGATGAAACGACTGCTGTTCGTAAGAAAGCTTTACTCGAATTTTAACCTGTAATCAGTCAGAGAGACTCCTATAAATATCAGGTGAATATTCAACTGTGGGTTCTTAAAACGTATGCACGTTATCCCACTATACTAAAGGAGTCTCTATGGCAACACAAGCACGCGATACAATCGAATTATCCCCAACATCTCTTCCACATATTTTCTTGTGCGATATTGATGATTCTGGTCTTCTTAAAGAAATCATGGTTGTTAAGAAGTTCAAAGATGGTTCTTTGTACTACATTGAAATCGAATCTCTTCATAGCATTGACAAGGGTCGCATTAAGAAGATTGTTACTTCACAACATGCTGACAAGTATGAAGCATGGGAATTGTTGTCCCAATCCCGTTTGTCAAATGGTATGAATGCACTTGACTTCTTCCATAGCAACAACGTAAAGGCTAAGCGTCCTAAGGGTGCTCGCGCAGTTACTGGCGGTGGATTGGATTCAGTACAGGCATATGGTTCGGATAAAATGGTAGGTTCTGACTTCACTAATCCAGCTGAAGCAACTCTTGATCAGACAACTAAGAACTTCCTTTAAGATTAATTAATTTTAATTGTACTGGGACCTTGAAGAAATTCAGGTCCCAGTTTTGTTTTATAGTACTTTTAGTTATAATAAATGATACTCACCCAGTATAAATAATAGTTCATCATCTATATTTTGATATGAAAGCTCTGCTCTCTAACGTAAGAAAGTAAGACCAAC